TCAAAAGCCGGCACCACTTTTCCCGAACCCGTGACAGAAGTCTGTATGGAGCCGGTGTCAACCGTGGCAAGCATCAGGTCACTTCGGCTTACACTTGCACGCATAACCACCATCAATACCACCGACAAGATCACTACTCCAACGCCTCCTATAATATAAGGAAGTAATTTTTTCATTTTTGCACGTCTCTGTTCTTCTTTAGATATCTGTCTGTCCATCTATTAAAAAATTTTTTATACCGATTAATATGCATTTACCGTGCCAAAAAACACAGCGTATTTATTATTAGCACATTAGCAATTTTGCGACTGTCCGAAAACGGACATATTTGTAACTGTACGCTTTATTGTGCGGACAATCGGTCAATTTTTTCCCTCACATTTCCTATCTTTGCACCTATGATAACCACCGAGCCATTTAAAGTTGAAGCATCAACTCTAACCGGAATTATAATGAAGCAATGGATCAAGAAACACATTCTGATTCTATCGCTACCTCCGGCGATACTGCTGTTTTTCGGAAGCCTGTTTGACTTGCGGTTTGTCATAGTCGGACTGATGTATATATTCGTCATCATACCCCCTATAATGATGATAGTGTATTTCTATCATGCCTTGTCGCCCGAGGCGCGATACTCACTGCTGCCGCACACTGTGTCATGCGGCCGGGAAGGTTTACACATAAATTACCTTCCCTATGATGACACATCTCTCCCACGTGCCCCGGAAATTATTCCATGGACAAAAATTTCTTCATATAAAGCCACATCAACAGGAATCAAGCTATTTCTTTCATTATCAGCACATTCAATAATATATATTCCTTACACCGCATTTGACGATCCAAAAAAATCGCGTTCCATGTGCGGTTTTATCGCCAAAAATTTGCGCAGTTAAAAAAAACTCCATACCTTTGCACCCGTCAACCATCATATGGAGAGATGGCAGAGTGGTCGATTGCGGCGGTCTTGAAAACCGTTGAGGGTCACACCTCCGGGGGTTCGAATCCCTCTCTCTCCGCCAAAATGTCTTTAAAACCTTGTAGCTCAAAAAGTTACAAGGTTTTTCCATAAAAGGCGTAGACAGAATATAGACAACTTTTCATAGAGTCCGCGGCGGCTCGATAGCGAACCAGCATTCTTTGTCGCGAAAGAATGTTAAAAAAATGTGCCCGGCACGAAAACAATTCACATTAAGAAGCGAGGTTCTGAACTTCACCTATCCGAAGCTTCACACAGGTAAAAAATGGTATGTCGATTTCTGCGCGCATGATCCTGCGACAGGCACCATGCGGAGGAAGAAATACCACCTTGACAGCTATAAGAAAATCACTGACAGACGTAAGCGCGCTTCCGAACTTATAGAATCGTTAACCCGACGTTTAAGAGATGGATGGTCGCCATGGGTATCTCAAGGTGACGGTAGAATATACACGTTGATCTCACACGCCTTTGAAAAGTACCGGATGGCGATAGAAAAATTGCCGAAGTACACCACCCGGAAAAGCTACACATCGTTCCTTAACACGCTCGAATGTTACATTTCGAATCAGGTGGTGAAACCGATGTACGCCTACCAATTGAACACGCCGTTCTTCTCTGATTTCCTTGATTGGCTATACTTTGAAAAAGAAGTGTCGGCGAGGACCAGGAACAATTACCGAGCATGGTGCGCGTCGCTCATGAGCTTCTTCATGGAGCGTGAGTATGTCATGAGCAATCCGGTTGAAAAGATTAAGCCTATTCCCGAAACCCCCAAAAAGCGACAACCGCTGACTCCATCGATGTTGCGTCAGCTTCAGTCTTATCTTCGGAAAAATGACCTGATGATGCTTCTCGCCTGTCGTATGGAATATTACACTTTCATCCGTCCCCAGGAGCTGACCTGCATCCGCATCGATGACATATCTGTGAAGGAGCAGTCGGTGTTCATCGCTTCCGGCGACAGTAAAAATAAGCGCGACGGCAAAGTCGGGCTCAATGACGAGATCATTAAGCTGATGCTTGAGCTCGGATTGTTTTCGAAGCCGGGCGATAACTATCTCTTCGGTGACAAGATGCGATGCTGCAATCGCAAAGGGAGCAGCGAACAGTTTCGCCGGCGTTGGATCCGCATTCGCAAAGCTCTTCGATGGAGCGATGAATACCAGTTCTATTCATTAAAGGACAGCGGCATCCGCGATCTTGCCAATGCCGCCGGAATTGTCATCGCCCGCGATCAGGCTCGTCACTCTGACATCTCCACCACCAACCGTTATCTTCAAGGACGCGATCTTCCGATCCACGATGAAACTAAGACTTTCCATGGCGAGTTATAAATCCACCGGGAAAAAGTATCCTGTAAGCATTCTCTGCAATCCGCTGTTCTTGATTGTCGCTTCAATCTTTTCGCAAGCGAAAAGGCGGTTGCGGATATTGAAGAGCGTTGTCGGATCCGGAATCTTGTCGGCGAGGAATTTCACGCACATTTTCACCGACGTGTCAATGACAAGTCCGTTTTCGAGGGTCGACGAACCTATGTTCGCCGACCCTGTGTTTTTGTTAAGTCCCAAAGAATCTCCTTGGTGCTCGCAGCTCACAGTGTCGCTTTCGATATCCCACTTCCATCTTTCGCGGCAATTAGGATTCGGATAGTCGAAATTATAGTTCATCCCATGGTTATATGAGCTGCTCAATTCTGAGTATCCATTCTTGATTCCCATGTAGATTACATTCGACCCCTCCGATTGTTCTACCGGATCTCCGGCGATTATGTCTTCGAGAATCGTGGTGCAATCTGTGAAATCTTCTCTGTCAGGGCGCCCGAGAATCTCGACAGTATGTGATGTCTTTGTAGGTCGCCACCTTATTATATTCGGGTCAGTTAGATGCAAGTATTGTTCAAGGACAGGTATTTCATGCTCGTGATAAGTGCAAGGAACAAATTTTATTTCAATCTGATTTTCATCTTCCTCAATATCCGTTATACGTGCTGCATATTGGTTTACTTGAACAAATGCAGGAGATCCGAAGCGTTCTTTGAAATATATATAATCCCTGCCGTCTTTGCATTTGAAAAGCGTATCTCGGAAATCATCAAGGCGGTAACTTGCAAGCGACTTTGCCCATTGGCGGATATCTTCTATGTCTTTGAAAGAGGAATCAACTCTTGCGGTTTCTGTCACAGTCGATTCCAATAAGTCGCATGGGTCGTGTTCGAATGATGCGAATGCCACATTCGAGCTTGAGATGTCTGTTGAATCATCGTCATCGACATCGCAGTTGTATGAATCTTCCGCATCCTTGATTTCCTGAATCTCTGATTCCGATGTGTAATATACCGATCTTCGGAGAATGCGCATTCTGTTTCCCGACACAGTGACCATCACGCCGAATGCTTTTTGGAGGTTCGCCCAAAATTCACTGACAGTCCAATGGGGGAGTGTGAGATTCAATCTGAATGTCGGGAATGCTGCGGCAATGAATATCTTGCGGAACTTTTCTTCAATGTAGATGGCATTGTCATTTTTATCCAGAGTATATCCGGTAGCCTGTGCAATTTTTTGGCACACCCACCATAACATCGGTTGGAAAGCCCTGCGGTCTTTCCTATAGTCGAAATTCCCGGAGCTGTCAATTGTCACTCCCGGAGGAAATCCTATGTCCGGAATTTCCCTATCGAGTTCAGTTTCGTAAATACAGTAGTCGTTAGACGCGAGCCCGGTAGTCGTGTTCAGTATGGGGTATTCGAGCCATCTTCCTTGAGGATCTTCGTAGCAAGGCTTAGTGCCGTGGGTTGTTGGCTTCGGCGAATGCAATCCTCGGTTCTCTTCCTCGCTGTTATCCGATGGGGGATTGTCGTTAAACACGCCTATTTCGCCTGTGAACATGCCTAATTGGAGAGTGTCGATATATCTTTTATTCGCCGTCGAGTCATAGTTGTATGCAGTACGCTCTCCCATCAGCTGCACTTTCACCGAAGTTTCCGTCACCGATGTTATCACAGCGGTTCCTGACAGCACCTCGATGTTGTCCACGATCAGGCGAGCCGGATATGTCTTTTTCTTTTTTGCGACGTCAAACCGGTGGATATGCCCGAATATCCTGCGGTTCCGCTCATTTCCGAGCGGAAGGTCTATGTCGTAGGTGTACGCGTCGTTGTCAGTGAAATACGGGTTCGCCACATTCAGTTTCAGCGATATGCCGTCTTTCATGGAAGCTGCTCTTCCGTTAATCACGAGTTCTGTCATGGTTTCGTCCTTTGAATGCTTTTCTTATAGCGTTTATACTGCTTGTCGAATCCGTCTTCCCCGTCCATCACCATGTAAGCCGGGAGCCCTTCCTCGATAAGGGAGGATAGGCGGTCGAGCGACTGGCGTGATGATGCCGTCACGCCGGCGATCATCGACAGGGCTTCCGCCACCTGTTCCCGGGTGGCGTTGTCGACTGAGGCTTCCCCTCTCGCGCTCACCCCTTGGTTCCTGCCCAGAGCGTTTGTCACGTCGTCGGCAGTGAGCGAGCCCACAGTGTTGCTCTTCTGCGCCTGGTCTATAAGCTGAAGCACCGGGGCGATCGCAGGGTTTGACACCGCTTTGTGGTTAGCCACGAATTCATTGGCGTGCACCACACCCACCTCCTTGCGTTTGTTCGGATCACGCGGAGTGAAGCCGCCGTCGTAATACCCCTGAGCCTGGGCTTCATGCTGCTTCTTGATGGTGGCGATTTGGATCATGCCGGCGGCGGTCGCCATGGCGGCAGCGGCAGCGGCAAGAGCGGGACCCACAACCGGGATCTTCACCATTGCGCCGTAAGCTCCGAGGGCGTTGGCGGCGGTTTGGGCGATAGCTTGGGCGATCTCCATTTTCATCGCCCGGTCATTGTATTTTTTCTTGGTCTTCGCCACCTCTTTCTGCTTTTCCTTCTCGAGCTTTGACGCTTTGGCGGTGTTCTTTCCGGCAAGTTCTATCTCGCGGTCATACCGGGCTTCGATGGCGGCGATGTCGGCTTGCTGACAAGCGTTTACATATCCGGAGAGCTGCTGCAGCCCTGCCGATACGAACTGCAGCGATGCTTGCGCCGCCGCGCTGAACCGTTCCCAGAAGTCTTCGCTGCTCGTGTCAAGGTTCTCGAACAGCATCGTGAAGGAGGTGTATATGTCAGCTACTATCGCGTCAAACTCGTTTGCCGGGTCATAGCCTTCAAGCAGCTCATCTTTCCGCTCCTTGAGAGCAGCCTTCCGGAAGTCACGCTCTACCTTGGCGCGTCCGCGCTGATATTCCTCTTCCGATATCAGTTCAAGCCGGTGAAGCTCGTCGAGCAGCGACAGCTCAGTCTGTTTCTGCATCTCAGCGCGTTCCTTGGAATATGAGGAGCTGTATCGGGCGTAGGCTTCCGCCAGTTCTTTCTGTTTGTCGAGTTTGTCAGCATCGAGCCTTTTTTGGATCTCAAGCTCTATCTTCTCTCGCTCTTCAGCATTGTCTTTGTAGAGTGCTTTTTTCTTCTCAAGATAATCGAGGTCGGCACGGAGCAATTTCTGCTTCAGGACCTTGTCATTTTGGTAATCCTTGTCGGCAGGGTCGAAATATGCCATCGTCGCCTTGTCCGACAGGCGGTCACGTTGAATCTGAAGCTCCCGCTCATCGAGAGCTTTCATCTTAGCCGAGTGTTTTGCTTTGAGGTCTTCCTCCTGCTTCAGGAGGTTGGCATATTCCGCCGAATCCTGTTTGCCCGCGTCCTCATACACTTTCTTGCGACCGGCTATGTAAGCGGCATCCGCGTCAGCCATCAGCTTCAGATATTCGCGGTAGTCTTTATCGCCTGTGGAATACCGGGAGATGGCATCGGCGACGCTCTGCGAGTAGAGTTTCTTCTGCTCCTTGAGCGCGGCTTTCAGTTCCTCCTCCTGTTTCTTCAGGGCTTCCCGCTCCGCTTTCTCGCGGGCTTTCCGCTGCTTCTCGGTCTCTCCGTCAGGCTCTTTGTTTTCCTCTTCAGGAGTTTCTACTGAAGATATGGTGCTGGTCGCGGTTTTCGCAATTTCAGCAGCGGCTTCCTCGCTCAGTTTTTTCGCATAATCCTCAAGGGCTTTCGCGTCATTCTCCGCATCTTCTTCGATGCGGGCTTTGACCGATTTCCTTGCACTGTCCCAACTTTGAAAACGGAACATTCCGAAATCATTGAAGTTGAAAGTTGCAAGGTTGTTGAATGTTTCCCACCATCCTGGTTCTTGTTCTTTCGCCTCAGCACGGCGTTTTTCGGCTTCGGCGATAAGTTGCCTCGCCGCTTCCTGCTTCCCCTCTGCGATTATCTGTCGGTACACTGATTCAGTCCATTGATCCCCTTTGGTTTTCAATGTGTCGAGCCATTCCGCAAGAGATTCATGGGAGCCGAGAATCTCGCCATATTTTTCATTCAGTTTTTGGCAAGCGGTTTCTTCTTCTTTTTTTGATCCTGTGAATTCTTCAATGGCGGCTATATCCCTTTCTATTGCCGCACGTTCCTCCTCCCTGCGGAGTGTGGCATTTTCAGTGACCCTGCCCATTACTTCCACGCTCTTAGATGCTTTGTCCACTGACGAGCTGAACATGCCGAAAGCGACCGCCGCAGCGGTAAGAACCGTAACGACGGCTCCGACCGGGTTAGCGGCGCAAGCTGCGTTAAATCCTATCATGGCGTTTGTGGCGGCAACGGTGTTGCCGGTATATGTGTTCCATGCGAAGGATGCGAGTTTCACAATTGCGGTTCCTGTCGCCATAAGCACGTTCCTTAGCTTCAATAGACCGTTATATATTGTATGTGCTGCGATGGATCCTTTCACGCAGACCACATAGCTTGCGTATGCGGCAGAAAGCGCGATAAGAGTCCTGCGGTTTCTTGCAATGAAATCGATAAGCTCCGGCAACGAGCCGATCAGCTTGCTTTGCCATTGCACCAAGATGCCCAACGACGGATTAAGCTTTTCGATAAGCACGTTCCCCGCCTCGATAAGTTTGTTTTTGAGCTGTGCCTTGGATGCTGCGAGGGTGTCCGAATTTATAGCCGCCTGCTCCATGGCTATCGAAGTGCCGGTGACGGCATCAGTGTAGCTTTGGAGCTTGTCAGTGTTGGATGTTATGATCGATGCGATTGAGAATCCCTCTTCCCCGAACATCTTCTTGAGGAAAGACGCGCCGCCCCCGACGCTCTTCTTCTCGGCGGCATCCACCTGTTTTTTGAGGTTTTCAACAGCGGTGGCAAGCCCTACCACTTTCGGATTGGTTTCTGCGGCTCCTGTCTGCAATACGAGAAAAAACTTCTTCAATCCGGTTCCGGCAACTTCCCCTTTCACGCCTTTTTCCGCAAGCGTCTCTATGGAGCCGACCAGTTCCTCGATAGGCACATTGGCGCTTGCGGCTGCGGTTCCGGCTCTAAGTATCGATGCCGCCTGTTGCTCGACATTGGCTGAACCCATTTTTGATCCGGCAGCGAGCACGTTGACATATTTTGCTGCTTGGTCGGCTCCAGCTCCGTATTGGTTGAGCGCCGTGGTGGTTGCGTCAACAGCCGGCTTGAGGTCCATCTGTGCCGCTGAAGACAGGCGCATAGTCTCGATGGTGACAGCGTTCAGCGCCTCCTTATCGGTAAGCAGCTCCGGCTTGTTGGAACCTACAAGCATATACGCTTCAAGAATCTCCTTGCTCGACTGGGTGACGCGAAGCCCGGTCTCGTCCATGGTCTGAGACAGAGTTTCAGCCTGTTTCGTGAGCCATAGGATGCTTTCGTCGTCAAGTCCTGTGAGAGCTTTGAGGTTGGCTTGGGCTGCGTCCTTGTCCCGGAACTGCTTTTTCATGTCGGCGAGCTTCATATTGACTCCGCCGATAGCATCAGTGAGAATGGTATAAGTTCCCCACCATTTGGTGAATACTCCGGCGAAACGAGAAAACATCCCTTCCTGTGTTTTCGACACTCCGCTCATTTCAGTTCTCACCCGGCTCAACTCGGCTTGGGTCTCATGGAGTTTTGTGATGTATGCGTCCCATTCTTTTGTGCCGCGTTGCACTCTTCCGGAGTTGAGTTCGGCGTTGATCATCTTGATGACTCGCTGAAGCTCCTTCGGAGTGGAGCGGTCGAGGCTCTTCATCGCTGCGGCAATGTTCTGGGCGTTGGTGCGCAATCGGGTTGACTCACGGTTTACCTTGTCGAGCTCTTTGCGTATCTGCTCGATGGCTTTGGTGTCGCCATTCCTGTAGGCTTCGGCGAACTGCTTCCTTAATTTCGTGGTTTTCTCGCCAAGTTCCTCAAGCCGCTTGCTTGCTTCATTGGTGTCGACATTTATGCGTACTTCCGCTGTGCGTTGTGTGGTTGATGCCATTAGTTTTGTTGTTTATCCCAACAAAACTAATGAATTACGCTTTGGCTAAAAAAGACAATGACCTATGATATCCGCTTTTTCTCTCTCTTCTCCCTAATCCATTCCACAAGGTCTCCAAAGTCCTCATATAAAGCAAGAATCAAATGCTTGACTATGAGATAAGCCGCACAAACTGCATATAACGCGACATAAAATGCGCCATACAATAAAGCGCCCCAAAACAGCAGCTCAAGAAATGAACCGTCGGAGTGGAAAGCGAAGTGGAGAAGTATTGTCGTCGGTATCATATTGCGTAAGACTTTGTGGTTATTACAAATATAGCAATATTTTTCGAGATTTCCAATAAGTTGACGAAAAAGACAGCCCCGCATCGCTGCGGAGCTGTACTTACGCGAATAAAAAATGTAAAAAATGTGTACCTATATGGTTGTTACTTTACGCACCAGAGCGGTCCCGACACGGGGTCGAAGAAGATGGGATATTCCAGCGCTGTCATGACCTCGGTGACTTCATTGACCGTGAGTTCCGCCGAAGCCGACACCATGTCGCGGATTCCGGCAGAGGTTATGGTGCCCGTCTCATCGGAGGCTTCGGAAGCGGGCAGGGAGTTGCGGAGGCATTCGGCGAGCACTCCCACGCTTGAGGAGAGCTTCCCTTCAGCCACCATTGATTTGAACTCGTCGATACGCTCCTGATGGGTTGTTGCATTCAGCTTGATCATAGCTCGCCTCCTTTCCGTGCTTGGGTTGATGAACTTGCCGCGAGGGCGGCGGTGACTCCGATAAGCGCCGCGATGCAGCATGCGATGTCTCGGTCGGTCAGCGCGAAGATCCATGCGGCGATCACGCAGGCTGTTGCCGTGGCTGTGGAGATTCTTAACAGGGCGGAGCTCACTGCCGCCATCGATGGAAGATTGAAGGCTCTTCCGGGCGCCTTTAATGAAATTGCTTTCATTGTTGTAACTGTTTGACGTTATAGACAGAAAAACGGCTGTCATATCCGTGTCGTCAAACAGTTACAACATAGTCTCCGAAGAGCCGAAATTGTATGGATATGGCAGCCGTTCTATGGCTTACGTATGTGAGGGGCATAAAAAATGCCCGAATGTTTTCGAGCCGATAACCGTGGCTCTTTCGGTACAACATCAGTCGTAACTGTTTGACGTTGCAAATGTATAAAAAAAGAAATGGAACGACAACTTTTTTGAAAAATATTTGATATTTTGTTTGGCAAATTCAAATATAATTCGTACATTTGTAATGTAATCAATGAGGGATTACAACGGACAAAGCCTGATGCCGAGAAAAAGAAAGGCTTAACCCCTGACAAGTTCAAAATGTTGACACTCGAATTTAACATTAGAATTTGGAAACTGAAGATTGCAAAAATAACTCTCACAATCTTCTAATCCAAAGAAAGGGTGGCAGAGAGCCTTAAAGACCTCCGAAAGGGGGTGCCCTCTCTTTGTCGGGGTTAAACCAATGCAAATTTATGTAATAGTTATGGAAAATCAAAGCGAAGAAAAGAAAAACAATCACGGCGGAGCACGTGCCGGTGCCGGTCGTCCGAGAGGACGCAACAACTACCGTTCGATAGGGATACGCATCCCTGAGGATGTAGCCGAAATTCTCGACCGACAGGAAAAGCGGTCGCAGTTCATCATTGATGCCATCAGGGCTTACGACCGCGAGCAGCACAAGCACACGATCCTCGGAATCGAAGTCAGCTACACAAAAGAAGAATAATAAAAAGTGACATGAAACAACGCATAGAACAATGGAAGATAATGGAGCAATCTTGCGATCCGAACGCTGAAAAATTTCTTCATGAAATAACAGAGCAAGCAAAGGCAGAGGGCAAAATCGACGAGATGAACGAGGCGGCAAGTTTTCTGCTCAAAGAAGTGAAACAACGCATTTACGGCATAGCTAAAGTAGTGAATGAGCTGGAAAAATTGCAAGCTGTGATCGATAGCGGAATAACTCCTGAAGCATACGAAATGTTCAATAATATAAAAACCGATGCCGACCATAAAGCAATCGATAATTTCATCGAGGCTAATATAAGCAAACTCAGTTCCGACATTGAAGAACTCCACGAGGTAGCCGCAGAGCTGTCAAAAAGCATAGGCTCGACACGTTTGTCCTAATAGGACATCTCTTTGTTGATTACACAGCCCCTGCGTCCGAGCCGCGCAGGGGCTTTCCTTTTGCCTGTACAAAAAATCCCCCGCCGGAACCGGCGAGGGATAAAGCCAAGAGCAAAAGCCCAAAAGTGTTAATTAATCAGACGAAATGAACTTGGCTTAATTCTGATCCAAATGAATGGAGCGCTTGATTGATCTTTTCAACGGTACGTGGTGACGGGTTGCGATGTCCGGTGATGTAGTGAGAGAGTTGCCCTTGCGCCACGCCTGTGATGCGTGACAAGCCGGCAAGCGTAAGTTTGCCGCTATAGTAAGCAAGAAATGAAGCGATATCGTATGAAAATTCAAATTGAAGCTCTGCCACTTCTTCGGGAAAATCGACACGGAAAGCATCGACAACTGCAATAAAATCGTCGTGGGCCTCTTTTGCTGTCGCACCCTCTCCGATTGCGTTGAAATGCAGATTGTTGTCATCGGGCATATAGGCGCTGTATGTGCCGTCTTTTGCTCGTTCAATAAATACTCTTACTGGTCTCATCGTCTTATGTTTTTAATGGAGAGTCGCCGGGGTTCCGGCTCCTCTCCTTGTTTTTACTTTTTCTTTTCAAGTCCTGCCGAACGGAGGATTGATTTTAGAGTTCCTTATATTTCATTTCGCTCTCAGATTAATTAACAATACAAAGTTAATGATATTAATTTTAATATCAAAATAAATCGCAAGAAAAATTAAAAAAAATCCCCCACCGGAACGGCGAGGGATTCATTAAGGTCTCGTAACCTTGGTTTAGTGTCCAATTAAACAGAGAGCGAGACTAATTCTTTTCCAAGACGATTTAGCGCTGTTACGATTTTCTCGGCTTGTTTTTGACGAGGTTTGGATCTGCCTGCTGCATAATGCCACAATTGGCGTTGATTTACTCCGGTGATATGTTGCAATGCGGCAAATGAAAAAATATTTTGGTAATGCTCCAGCAAGCTCTGCACGTCAAATCGATAGACTATTCCCACATTCTTGTCTGTAAGAATCTCCGGAACTGGTTCGCCGTCGGCAAGGGCGCATTCCACATAGAAATCGATGCTTTCTCTGACATAGCTCTCAAAACCCGGGAAATCACCACTATACGCAACCACCCAACCTGGGATAAGATCGCAACTGGCTGAATAGCCTTTTGACGTTTTTGAAGTGTTAATTGTAAGTTGCTGCATACAATAAATAATTTTATTAATAGGTGGCACGGAAAATCCGTGCCACTTAAATCCAATTTAATCAAATATTGACAAGAAAGGAGAGAAAAGGGAGGGACGGAAATTCCGTCCCCTGAATTAAAACTTCAATCCCGACTGTTTTTCAACATTGTCAAGCTCTCTTCCGTAAATGTCGGAAGATGGAGATCCGTTTAGTGTTACCTTTCCCGGTTTGACAGGATGTTTAAGCTGTCGGTGACTTCCCTTCGTGGTGACGACTACCCAGCCGTCATCCAACAATGCTTTAAGCACTGTTCTCGTTTTTAATACTTTCATGTCAATGTTCTCTTAATTGGACATTGCAAAAATAGTAATTTTACTATTGTTTTCCAAATTTTTTGAAGATTATTTTAATCCAATGTATCAAAAAAACGCCCGTGGCAGCCGAAGCTGACTCACGGGCGTTCCTCTCTCCTCGATGCAAATGTAAGGAAAATTTATTTCCTCAGAAATATTTTTCTATTTAAGCCGCATTTTTTTTTGCGAGCCACACCACGGCTACACAGAGGATGGCGGCTACCGCCGTGATGGCGAAGCCTCCCCAGTCCTGTTTGGTCTGCTCCCAGCGGTTCAGCTTCCGCTCCACCGGATAGGGTATCGCCACCGAGTCGGTTCTCACGAATGACACTGTATCATGAACCTCCTTGATTCTCCACCTCCACTGTGTCGATGACAGAAACACCGTGTCGCCGCGTTCGACGATTCTCACAGTGTCTGAGTCGATGACCGTGTCAACGCGCCATTTAGACACATCCTCCTTTTCGGTGCTTACCGCCGGAACAGGCGTGTAGACGGTGCGTGTGCAGCCTGACAGGGCTGTGACCGCAAGCCACAGGATGCCCGCCCATGCCGCCGCATAAATAGCCGCCACAAGGCTCCACGCCATCCTCCGTTGATTCCTCGCCCTCATAGCTTCTGTTTATTTTTATAGCAGCGAACAATTGCATCTACTATTGGAGCTCCCGGAAGCACAAGAAGAGCAACGATACCCCAAAACCAGAATGAGAACCAAATAAAATCAAAAGTAATCATAATCAATATAGTTTAGAATTAATCTCATAGCTCTCCGAAATAACGTGATGCTTCCCACTCGCGGCGCTTCACAAGCCCCGGAAGCCGCTTCCCCTTGGAGTAGACCCAGCGGCGGAACTCGTCGCGGATGGAAGGATTGCCCGGATAGGACTTCACCTTCTTCAGCAGCGTGGACTTCCGCAGATTGCCGGCTCCGAGATTGTAGGTGAAGCTCACCAACGCGTCATACTGGCATTGGCTGACGTTCGTCATGCCCAACGCCATGTCAACGTCCCTCTCCGTCCTCGCTACGTCGCCGTCGAAGAGAGCGTCAGCCCTCGCCTGCGTTATCTTCATCCCCTTGGTCACGTCCGTGCCGGTGTGACCGTATCCTATGGTAAGCACTCCCGAGGGGCAGCGGTAGGCTTCGAGCCGAAGCCCCTCCATCTCCTTGATCTTGGCTTTCGCCGATTCCGATGTTCTCATACAGCCACCTCCTTTCCTATGCGGGCTATCTGCTCATTGACAGTTTCCTTGAACTTGCTCAGCTCATTGGCGTAATGGATGGATATGCCGAGCAACGACGCGGAGAACACGCAGATGATGCCGAACGCCGTGAGTATCGACTCGTGTATCTGCCCCTCCGGGGGAATGTACATCCCCAGGAAGAGCATCACAAGCCCGGCAGTCATGGAGGCTATCGCCAGCGAGTAGACAAGCACCTCCTTGAAAGTGAGTTTGTCAAATTCTTCTTTAAGATGCTTCATGATTCATTTCCGGTTAAAATTTCTTGATTTTTTGCTATGAACCTCCTGCTCTGCATTGAGCGGTCTGCCACGATATGACCGTCAGCCGGTCTCAGCCCCCTGATGAAGATTGTGCCTGATGCAGCGACATTGCGTCCCGGCATCACCGTAAGGCTGCTGATGTGCATATCGCCCTCCACGATTATAGCTGCCGACAGGTCATACTTCGGGTCATCCTCAGCCACGCCTCCGGCAAGGCTTCCCGCATCATGACAGGCTGCATACTTCTCAGTGATGATGCGGCCTCTCACGTACAGGTCTATCTTAATTCGTTCCATAATTCTCAACTCTCGATTCTCAATTCTCCATTCTCATCCCAAAACGTCAACGATTGTCATGATCTGCTCCGGAGTCCATGCGGCGTTGCCCTCGATCAGCTTGTCGAGCACCGGCTTCGGCAAGGATTCAAGCCCGATGGTGTGGACGGCTTCGAGGTGCTTGCGTTCGTCAGACTGCATGGCGGCGAGATATTCACGGCTCATGGCGTTAGCCTTAGCCACGTCGGCAGGATTCGGGTTGCCATCGCTCTCAGCCTTGCGGGCTTTCTCCACCGCCGCGTCATAGCCCTCAGGCTTCAGCAGCTCACGGGCGGTCTCCATCGCATCCTCAAACGCCGCAGCCACCGGCTTCATCACCCTCACAGCATCCACCACCCTGAGGCGGTCGGTCAATGTCTCGATCGATGCGAGGTTAGCCTTTTTCACTGTCTGATATGCCGCGATGATGATGTCGGCTTTAAGTTCCTTAGTCTGTTTCTTGTCGTTGTTTTTTGCCATAGTTGTATTTTTGAAAATATTGTGTTACATTTGCGGGTGTAAAAACATTTGTTTTTTCATAGGATTGATTGGAGCTGCGCTCGTGAGGGCGCGGCTCTTCTTGTCACTGAGCCGCATCCTCGGCTGCTGCCGTGATGAAAGAATCTACCATTTCCATGATCTCGCAGCGCGTCATGCCGTCTACCGTGCGGTAAAGGTTGAAGTCGATGGACGAAGCGTTCATCTGGGAGAATCTGCCCACCGAGGCGTTCTCGCCCTCGCCTGGCAGGTCGATGGTGCCGTTCTGCACCTCGCTTACCACGCCCTCCTTAATCTTCACCTTAGCTGACAGATGCAGCCTTGCCTCCGCGTCACCGCTGTTGTCAAATAGGATTGTCTCGCTCACAGTTTTCACTCTCTTGATTTTTTCCATTGTCTTAAATTTTATATGGTTAATAATTATGTTGTCAAGCCAAATATGGCAGCGATTCTTTTTGCGTATCATAAGTGTCGATAGACACATCGAGGTATAAATGCGTCTCAGCCGGCAATGACCTCGCTCCGGTTTCAGTGCTGCCGAATATCTGTATCGAGTCCGCGCTGTCTATCTGCCGGATGCCGACATATCGTTCTTCATACGTTTTTGGTAAAGTCCGTTTTCCTCCGCCTCCGCTGTCATTGTACTGGTAATATTCCACCCCGAGATACAATCCCGTTATGCTGTTCATATTATTGTTGCCGAATGTCACCGTGTTGCCGAACGAGATGCGTGACAGCCTGTCTACGATTCCGTTGTTTGTGGTGTCAGCGTTTCCGGTGACATACACATATCCCGCATCGAGTTTTGCATCCCTCAGTATCTCAGTGCCGGAGGAATCCACAAGCACAAACCGTCTGCGGTATTTCACCGACCAGCTGCCCGCAGGTCTGCCGGATGAGTCAGTCGGAAACGATTTCGATTCCGGATGATACTCCAGTTCAAGATATACCTCGGTTCCATCCAAAGGCTCAATCCATTTGGCTATGCTCACCCGCTCGGTTTTGACCGTATCCCGGAACTCATCCGATGAAGATATGCCATTGGTGTCTATGAGCGGATGCCAGTCGCCTATGCCGTAGCCGGTGTACTGTTTGTCGATAAGGCTGACGGTCAACATGATTCTACACTCCTGCCTGTATTCGTCAGTCCTTATCTTCACAAGCTCCTGCGTGGGAGCGAGCACAAGACCACGCCCTTTGACAAGGGCAAGCTCCTTGTAGCTGTTCCCTTGCAGCGACCATGTCTCGCCGATTCCGGACTTGTCGAAATAAACACCGTCAAACACTCTTCGTGTGAGCAGCAGCGTTCCGGTGGCTCCCTCTTCGCCGATGGCTCTGAGCATCGCGTCATGAAGGAAAAGCGCCTTGTGGCTCACACCGTTCAGGCTCACGCCTCCTACGTGCGGTTCCGGGCTGAGAACCGGCAGTATCAGGAACACGCCGCTTCCGAAACCTGCCGTTGAAGTGGCGCTGTAGAGCGTCTGCGTTTGGGCGAAATTAGCAGCGGTAGAAACACCGACTTTCTTGTTGGTGGTGGTTATCGATGCCGCCTCGAATCCGCTGTCGGTGAAGCGGTACACGCACACTCCCGGATAAAGCTCCGATATGGTCTTGCCGAGTCCGTTCACCAAGAACTGCTCAGGGCGTATCCCTCCGTTAGCCTCGTTGCCCGGGAACCTGAATATGAAATCATCGCCAAGATCCACTGTCACCACCGGTGGAGCGTTGCGGGCATATCCCTCAGTAGCTTCGTTGTCGCCGTGGAAATCATCCTGCCTGAACCAGTCGGTCGTCAACAGACGGGCATAAGTCCATTTAGGGGCTTCCTCAGTGTTCCGGTTCACAGGACACCGTGCGGCATCGCCCACCGCCACCGTCAGCCCGTACTGCGTATCTTTCCGCTGTTGGTTGGTAAGCGGCTCCATCTGGTTCACACTCTGTGGCTTGAACATCGCCCACATATTGATGCCCGGATGTCGGCACAATGTGCCAAGGTCAAGGCTCGCCGAGCCGAGAACTGCGGCGATGTCATGATGCGAGATGCCGTATTTCACTCCGTTCCTTGTCTCAGCGTATACTTTTCCGTCTTTATGCGGCATGGTTATTTTGTTTTAATGTTTCCAATTCCTTTTCCAATTCCCTCACGCGGCGTTCAAGCCGCTGCATCCGCGTCTCGTGCTTGCCAAGCCAGCGGGAGTGACGGGACTCCACGTCGAGCAGCCGCCGTGACAACGACACGCCCATAGCCACGCCCAGCTTGTCATATTCCATCGTGCGGTAATCCCCGAGCCGATGCACCGCTTCGGGCGCATAGCCCTCCCAATACTGGGCCGAGGAACCGATGGCGCGGCTTCCAGGCTCATTCCTCCACTCGTGGATGAACAGAGGGGCGGCGGCTATATCCTCCACCTTCAGCTCCACCGGGGCAAGCACCCTCTTCAACCTCATGTCCGAGAGGTCGGCGGTCCCCTTGGTAGATATGAACTTTGTCGAGTAGAAGCCGCATGAGCAGCAGACAGCCTTGGAAGCAGCGTCGGCTGTAAGCAACCCCGCTCCGGTGAACAACAACCCCGCGTTCTCGGCTATGTTGACATAACCGTCATCCGAGCCGAGGTATATGCCGTTATTCGCATAGATATGCAGCTCGTCATCCTCCGTCTCCTCGAGGTACACGTAGTCGCTGTCGCCGAAGCTAAGGCGGTTGCCGTAAGTGCCGGCTCCCTTCAGCAGAAGATTGCCGTATATTTTTGCGTTGCCGCTCATCTCCACATCGCCGACATGATCCACCGATATGCCTTTGGCAGCGCTCGGACCCATGCACAGCTTGGAATTATAGGCTTGCACATAATAATCTATCGAGCCGATTTTCAGATTCAGGTACGGATTGTTTGCCGTCGAGTTCAGTTTGTAAAAGCTCGACACGATGTTTTCTCCTGACAAATTCAATGTCAGCTTGCCTATCGTGGTCACATTGCCCGATGAATCCACGAGGAACTTACTGCCGTTGCTTCCCACCTCGATGCGACCGTCCGTGCGGATGGTCGCTGTGGTCATGTAAAGCGACTTGTTGTTGAAATTGCGAATCCAATTTGTGTCGGTCATATACCATCCGCCGCCGTAGTCCTGCGAATACCATCCTCGCTGACCTGTAGTCCTGAGCCATCCTCGCGTTATTGAGTCTCCGTTCACATCGAGCTTGTAAGCCGGAGCAGTCGTGCCGATGCCCACGTTGCCGTTTGTGAGAATGTTGATCGCATCCGTGCCTGAATTGTAGCCTATGCCAAATCGGCTGTCGCCAAACATCCCAATGCGGAAATAGTTAGCTGTTTGATTGGCGTTGTAAAAGCGTATGAAAGCGCCACTGCCTGCCTCTTTACGGTAAAGCGCAATGCCTGTCTCGCCGGTGTAGTTGATGGTCATTGCCCCGTCAACATCATTGCCGTAGAAGTCACGACCCCACAGCTTGTAGGTGCCTTGCAACCGCGTAGCCGATGCGGCATTGGTTGCTATCTGCGGGGTTGTTGACAAAGCCGCCTCTTCGGTCACGCCCGCTCCATCCGAATTGACAACCATAGGGTCGCTGTTGCCTCCCCACATTCCTTCCACGGCGAAATTCATGATTGAAGTAGAAGCCATCTTCAAGGCGATATATGCTGTGCCGTTGTATTTCACTTTGAAGAGCCCCAGTATATTCACGCTTGCCGACAGCACCTGATATTTTGCGAGATTAGCATTGTACTGACCGCCGCACTGCACCATCACGGCAGTCTTGGCATTGAACGCCTGAGCATTTCCGCGAGTGATATATACAGTTCCGTAAAAAAATCCTCCGTCAAGCAGCGTCCCATCGTATGCAGGGCACAGCAGCACATACGCTCCGTGGGTGTCACTCTGTATTCCGAGAGACTTTCGCCATGAAAAGCCGCTTGAGTGCCGACCGTCCAGCAAATCCGCGTTCAGATTGTTGCAGAGCGTCGTGCTGTTCGCGGTGAAGTATGACGCGTTGACGCGACCGGGGAAAGCGGTGTTGCCGCTGCCGTCAAGCAGAGTGGCTGAGCGCGCAATCGAGGTGTAGGTGCCCGAATATTGACGCACATATATCGGCTCGGTGCCGTCATCGGCTGTCGCTATTTCCATCCATCCGGCATTTGACGCGGTGGCTCCCACTGCGATGCGTCCGAAATCATTGTCGCCCATGGTGAAGCGTATCTGCCGGATGCCGGTGCCGCTGTTGGAGAACAGCAGGTCGCCAGTCATGGTGTCGCCGCTCTTCTTGACATACCGTCCGTCGAGGAGGAATGCGTAGTTATCGGGATGCAATATGGTTTTCCACGCCCCTGAAAAATTAGCGTTGTATGCCTGCCTAAAGTATAAGTTGCCACTAATACCCGCAATCTGTATGCCACCCGCATCTGTCAGCGACTTGAATGTGAGAAGCGTGCCCCATGAGTTGGCAGGCGGTTTAGTGCCCTCGATGGTTGCCTCTGATGTTGGCTGTATGTCTCTTGACGCAAATTCCTGAAGCGTGTCAATGTTGTAAGAACCCAAACGACCTTGCCTCTTGAATAGATGAGTTGATTGGATATTGTCTATTTTGTCTGCATTTGCCGCGTACGGAACTGTGATGTTCTCCACCGCCCCGTTCTTAGTCCAAGTCAGATAATTGCCGTTCGTGCCGAGCGCGGTCACATACCTCCCGTCGGCGTCCCCCTTGGTATAATAACGACTATCGAGAGTGGCAGCGTAGTTGCCGGTGTGCAGCAGTTTCACCCATGAAGTGAAGCTATTATCCACGCGGCGGCGGTAATATATGTTGTCGTTATTCCAAGTGAAAGCGAGCTGCTTGCGGCGCTTGAAATTATCTCCGAGCGACAGCAGCGTGATGTTGGGATTCTGCTCAGGCGGCGTCCCGGCAGGTATCGGGTCGAAAGTCTTGACGCTCTGCCCCCAGTCAGAATCTATATTGTCGCTGCTTGTGTAGTAAGCCCTCACATAGTCGCCGCTTCCCATCGTCACGATGGTGCCGAACCGTCCGCGGTCGCAATACTGGAGATTGGACGCAGTTCCCGAATACGCGCCGTTCCAATAGGCGAGCGTGTTGATGGTGGCGAGCTGACCGCTCGTGCCGTTCCATCCGAGGTTGGTGACAGCCGACAGCGTGTGAACCCCACGGATGCTTCCGTCAGCCATCAACGCCTGAGCCGCAGTGCCGCCATGCTTGACAAGCGAGTCCGCTGCAAATATTCCCGAATGGTCAAGCCTGCCGGTGTCCACGTTCCACACCGTGCTCCAATCCAATCCGTTGGTTCCGGCATCAAGGCGTGACTTGTAGAAGCCGTAGAAGCCGATGCTCGTTCCCAAGCCTCCGTAGGAAATGGCACTTCCTGTCGAGTTGTTAAGCGTGAACAGAGAATGGGCACCATCAGCCGAGTTCTTCCGTGCAGCGCGTATCTGCGAAATTCTCGTAGCCATGTGGATCCATTGAGCCTCGCCGTATGGCAATGTGATGCCTCCGAGAAAATCGACAACAGTTGAACCCCTGTTGATGCTGATAGCGTCAGTGTCATTCGTGGAGTTGTTGCGTGTGCCTATACGCAACTGGTCGCCTCCGGTATATTTCATGTAGCCGCCGTAAAGGGCTGACCCGCCCTCGCGGAACATCAGATAGCGGCCCTCCGTGTCCCAAGGGCAGTTGATTATGAGGTGGCGGCTGAAAAACTTCTGTCCTATAATCTCCTGCTCCGTATTCAGCGTCACGTAGTTCGCGAGGCTCTGATGGCTCTTCAGGAACCCCTGCGAGTTCACCCACGACTGCGTGGCGTATGTGGTGAGCTTGGAGTCGACAGCCGAGCCTACCCATGACTGGGTCGCATACACAGCCTTGTCGGCGTTATCCCCCTTAAGGTAGCTTTCAAGAAAAGTCACGTCGATGCCCGCTCCCGATGCGCCGCCGCTGTCCGAAATTCCCTTGGTCGCTATCCAGTCAGCCGACCAAAGCCCCATCATCGCCTTTATCGAGCTCTTGCCGCCCTCGGTCACGACGGTGAACATCTTCGCGAGGTCAGCTTTTGTCACATATCGGCTGTCGAGAATAGAAGCGTAGTTCTTTCCGGTAAGCACGTCATACCATGTTCCGGGAGCGCCGGCGATGCTGCGGTCATCAAACACCTTCATGGCACCGTAGCTGTCCCATGCCACACGCGAGCGGCGCAGGTCATCTCCGCCGTGATAACACGTATGAGTAATCATCGCAAACGTAGTGGAGAACGGCGAGTTCTTCAACGTCGCCGTGTCGCCGTCGGTCGCAGTCCAGTAAAAGCCGTCAGCCGTGAAAGCAGCGATGTCCGAGCTGTTGGCAATCTGAGCCGACGTGAGTATCACACCCTTGTCAACCCAATTGGATGTGGAGTCTGTAGCCACAAGAATCCTCGGTATCGAGTTCGAGCCGCCGGGGCGGTAAAACGCCAGCCCAGAGTTTGAGCTGCCCGTGTAGAACACAGTCGCGGAGCCATACCATCCGCTGCGCGACACCTGATAGCTTCCGCTGCGGTTCCCCGGCAATTTCGTCATGACATCCTCCGGAGCGATAACCGCGATGGCGTTGCGGAAATACGCCGATTCATGGTATCCGTCGAGCAGGTCGGCATCCAAGCCGCTGCCTGAGCCGTCATTTGAGGCGTTCCACACCACAGCTCCTTTCACACGCAAACAATTATAGTTGTTCGCATCGATATTGACCACATCGTTGCTGTCGTTCTGCATTTTGATACGCAGCTCGCTTCCTCCGGCGACGCCGGTCTTATGCAATGTTATGCTTGCAACGTCCGTTGAATCGGACGCCGATTCAACACAAGGATTCCAATACAGACCTCCCTCGACTTTGAGGTTAGTGATGCTGCCGACATTTCCCATCGACAGATTGCCGCTCATGGCATCTCCGTCGGCGTTCACATAACGGCTGTCCGCTTCCGCTTTGGTGTAGACATCTTCGAGATATGCGACAGTGTGCCACGCCGACGGAGTTCCGGCAGCCCAGCCGCGCCAATACAGCCTGCCGTTGTTTTGGAAAGCGATCTGACCGCCGTATTCCCCGGCAGTTCCATGCGTACCTGCCGAGATGTTCAGCACGCCGTTGGCATTGTCCGCCGTGGTAGGAGCGTTCTTCGCGTTGCGGTCAAACGTGCAGTAAGTCAATCCGAGAGTGTCCCACGAAGGACTGTTCAAGTCCGATGTGGCGGCTCTCATGTGCAATCGGTTAGCTGTCAAATCACCGTTGTGGACCCCGTCAATCATATCGGCATTGAGGTTGGTCACGACGGCAGTGGTTGCCATGCTCCCTCCGGCACGTGACAGATAGCTCGTGGAGTCCACAGTTCCGTCAGCTTTCAGAAACTGGGCTGACGTGCCTCCGTGGCGTATGAACGAAGCCGCTTTCACAGAGCCGTAGCGTGTTGGAACAGTATCAGCACCGCTTACGAAATGCACAGTGCCGTCAGAAGTCATCATCGCCTTGGTGTAGTTGATGCCCGGAATATGCCACTCAAACCAAGGCAAGCGGTCGGCGGCGCCATCGGCACGGAACCCATAATTGCCGGCAACAGTCGCCGTGAATGTTTTGGCGCCTCCAACATTCTGATTTCCGCTGACATTGACATACCTCCCGTCGGCATCCCCCTTGGTGTAAGCGTCAGTGATGCCGTAACCTCCGAGGGTCGTGGGCTTCCCGGTGATCGACCCCCACGCCATCGAGGCAGGGATGTCGGAGATGTAGGCTAACTTGTTCCAGTTGCCTGTCACGTTGCCTTTCTCAAACCGGGCATACACCCTTTCATCAGCATAGTCCATCATCAACTGCTGCGACGCGTTCACGTCCCATTTGAAATGCAGGATGGACGACCCCGTATCCTTATGAGGCAACGTGTCCTTGTCTCCAATATCAACGATACGGTAAATGCCGCTCTTCGCATCGAGGTTGCCCTGCCAATTGCCTACAGCGGCACAACTGTCAAGCGACTGATGCTGCGTCAGGTAATTCCCCTTGGGTTGGAAAAGGCTGTTGCACTCGGTCTTCGTGTAATACCGGTTGTCGCTCTGACCCTTGGTGTAGTAATCGCCAAGCCGCCCCGACACCCAGCTCTCCGTGGCGTAGCTCTTCCCGCTGAGATAATCCTCCAAAAACGTCACATCAATCCCGCCCCCGCCGGCGCCCGAATCATCCGAAGTCCCCCGGGTCGCGATGAACTCATTGGAAAACAACCCGTATTTCGCACGAATCGCCCAAGTGCCGTCATCCCGCTTCACTTTCTCAAACAGGTCGTCAAACACCGCCTTGTCAAGCTTCTTGTCAAGAGCCGTCTGCAACCCCGTTATCTTCTCCATCGACAACTCCGGGATGTCGCCCTCCGCAAGGTCCGAGCCGCCGGTCACGCGACCGTAGCGGTCGTAAGCCACCTTGCAGCACGTCGCGGCTGCCGCGTGCAGCTCCGGCAGGTCAAGCAGCCCCGTTGCCGACACCGACAGCGAAGCCCCTACCATCACGCCGCCCAGCACCGCAGCCTTAGCCACCGGCAGAATGTACTTGTTAGCCCCAGCCTCGATGCCGTTCAGCTTCTGCAGCAGCGTGTCAGTGAAATCATTCTTGCTCAGAGAGTAACCGTCACGCTTGTCAACCTTGTTCGACAGCAGATTGGCGAGCGTGTCAGCCTCAGTGTACGTGTCGAGGAAATTCACCACCTCGTCCCACTTGTTGATGATAGTGTCCGAGTCAGCACCGAGGATGCTGTCAAGCGAGCTCGCCGCAGTGTTCCACCGCAAGCGTTCCGCAGCCGTCACATGGACCGCGGTGTCAGCCGCATGGGCTTTCAGCGCCGAGTCCAGAGCGTAGCCCCTGCCCAGCACCCACTGCTCCGTGGCATACCCCGACAGCGACGGAAGCTCCGCGGCCGTCACATACCCGTGCTCCTTCAGATACCCCGCAAGCAGCTCCTCGTCCATGCCCCCGCCGCTCCCGCCATCCGACATTCCCTTGGTAGAGATATAGTGATGGGAGAATAGCCCTCTATTCGCTCTGAGAGCCACTGCGTCCGCGAATGGAACGGGATTCTCAAGGTCGTCGACAGGAGTGAAGTAACCGGTCAAAGCCTCCAGTCTCACACTGAAACGGTCGACGAGCTGAGCGAGAGCGGCAACATCGCCAATAGACTCGATGATGTCGACAAGGAGTTTTCCGACACGCTCGGCAGAATTCTCGTGCAATTCTGTAGCATTCCGGATCTTGTTGGCTTGTGAAAGTAAAGATGTCTTGTCCATGACACGAAAATAATACGTTGCTGAAAGGGAAAAAAAGACACTGTTACTGGTCGGCTGAACGGATATTCGATGAAATATTAGCAACGACGGCATTCGCAGCTTCCTCGCCGAATATCCTTGCAAGGTCGTTAGTCATCGCGCGGAGAGAAGCGAAATACCTTGCGTTGAACCACGGTTTCCTCACGCGCGGTTTTCCTGACGATCGATAAGGAGCAGACCGCGGTCCTGCACGGCGTCGACGGTCAAGCCCGTTCACACGGCGGTATTCCGGATCCAGGATCAGGAGATCGCCACCGTTGTCATGGCTGTAGCCGTTTCCTACACCGTATTCCACCGCGAGTCCGTATTCCAGGAATTTGAGCGAGATTTCCTCTCCGGATGCGACATGGCTTATTTTATCGTCCAACGACTCATGGAGGGCTCCGGAACGTACCGCTCTCAGACGTTCAATCTTCTCGGTCCAGATCTCGATCATCTTTTCAGACCACGCGTCGACATAAGCCTCGACGCTCTTCTTCAATTCAGAATCCATTGGTCAGCATTATAACGAAGGTCAACCGGCTCGTCCACATCAATCATGAAATACAGCCCGGTGCAGTTATTTGCGAGCGACCTGCCCAACTCCCGAGAGAGAATATTGTCAACATGGAGATATACAAGTTCATTCCCGGCATCCCGCTCATCCAAGATCAAGCGTGACACTACTTGCAAGAACAACAATCGGCACACATCGAGAGCTCCACGATAGCTCGGCATTGACTTGAAGTCATAGCTATGCAGAATGAACACGGTGAATGTGCGACGTTTGTACCAACCGCCTCCGCGACCTTGGAACAGAGTGCCATCGTTGGTGTCATCAAGGCAGAAGAATGCTTTCTTCGTCCGAAACTGCTCCAGAACCCCCTGAAGCGCCGCCACTCCCGAGCAAGTGCAGAAGTGGAACTGCTCGGCAGCGGCAAGCTTGTTGCCGGAACAGATTCGCGAGAAATATTTTTCAGAGTCGAAATAACGAGACGCGTCCATCATTTAGGGGATTTTCGTTTCGCTTCCTCAGCCTCTTTGGCGAGGAAGTCAAGTTCTGTCAGGGCTCGGCGGCATTCAGCGTCCAATATCACAGATTCCTTTGTAATGTCGCCACCTGTCAGAGCTCGTATTTCCGTATTCATGACATCCACCATCGAGCGGGAAGGCGCTTCCCCCAAGCATGGTTGGAAGAAATGAGAGAACTCCAAAGAAAACATTCCCTTAATCTGAGTCATCCAGTTAAGCACGTTCATTTTCTCGCGCCCATTAAGCTTCTCGAACCTACCTCCCGGGTATAGGATTCCGGCTATTTCAGAAAGGAGGTCATAATCGCGGGAAGCGAGGAATGCCTGAAAATAATTCTCGAGCTTCAGATATTCTCCGAATGTCACGCCAAGCAGACGCGCATCCACGGCTTCCACGCCACGCATTTTATCGAGACGCACCGGATCGGATCCAGGGACGAACAGGAATTCGAGAGCGTCAAATTGATCCGCAAGATCTTCAGGCGAGATCCAAACATCCACCTTTTTCCCTTCATTCGTCCTGAAGCGGCAACCGAAGCGCCCGTCCAGATGACGATGCACTTTCATTCCCGAGAGAGCTTGGAACACGAATGTCGGGACAGATTCGCGGTCAACCCCGCCCATGATATTATACACCTCGAACAGCTCTTTTTGAGAGAGTTCGGTCCAGTTTTTCGGCAATTTTACTATGAGCGTGTTATCCGAAAAAGAAACACGAGTCATCTTTTTTGTTTTCATACGGCTTGTAATGACGGGCTTTGTAAACTTGAGATTCTGAATAAGAAGGGAAATCGGCAAGATTTTCCTCAAGATATTTCACTGCAGCACTAATCAGCGAACGCCAAACGAACGGATCTTCATGTTTCACGAACTGAGATACAGCCGCTTTCAGCAATTTCATAAAACGGTATTCAGCAAACGAGCGTGATGCTGTACGGATAGCTTCCCGCAGATGGGCGAGCAGTTCCGGCGACACTTCTGCCGACATCGCCTCTTCCGCCGCGATGACATCAGGCAATCGCGTTTTTATGTTGGCAAGCGTAACAGGAGCGTTGCAAATCTCCGCAACTTCCCTTCCGGGGAAGCAGCAACAGAAATATGACCGAGCTGCGGTACCGTCCGACCATCCAGGAAACGCTGTCAACCGGTCAGCAATGTCATCAAGAGTATCCACAGCCATCTCCTCAAGCTCCGAACGCAGAGCTTCCACGCGTTCTCTGGATGCCGGCGACACCTGATCGTTGTTCACCACACCGAATCCGGTAGGGGTCAATACAAGATCGAGCTGCGGAATCGCCTTTACGAATCCAGAGCAAGACGCGAACTTTTTGATTAAGCCGGCTATCTCCAGATTTTCGTCAAGGTTAATTCCCTTGACAAAATCAAGCATATCCTTCAGCGGAGCCTCGAGGAAAGGCTCAATCATCGAAAAGACTGTATCGTCAGGATTCTGCGCCACCGGGCAGCACCCGTAGAATTCCTCAGGCAAAATCTCAATCATATTCATTTGGCATTTGAATTAGGGTCAATCTGCTTTGCGTCTGTCTTTTGGTCGAGCGTCGTGAGCAGGACAATGGGAACCGACGGCACGACCTTATCTTTCCAACCGTTGTACCAGATTATTAATTCATGGACGCGAAGCAGCATATCACGGAATGAAGTCTCAAGCGACTGTTTGAGCGTGAACAGCTCACGCTTGTCAGAGCCCGAGTTGTTGCTCTGCGACTTGCCGGGAGTCGCACCCACGAGGTTAGGATGGATGTTCGTGCCGTAACACAGCATATTAGAAGCCTCCTGAGTATCCTCCGACCAATCTCCGCCCTCCTTGCCGGAGTCAATGACCGAGATCTTGACCATGTGTTGCTCCTTTCCGTAAGGATCCACGTAATAACCGGTAATCCATACTTTGCCTGAGTTCTCAATGCCCGTCACGAAATCCCTGATGTTCTGCTTCTCTTTGTCGATGCGCTCCTTCTGCTTCACAGGGTCTATGATGCCTTCCTGATCAAGCAGATTATTCCAGTAGTCAGCATGGATTTCCACTTGATGGCGCACCGCCGCATGATTGCGGATCTTCGCTTTCTTGCCTTTCCCGATAAGCCGTTTGATGTCATACCAGTCGCCCCGGAATATCGACAGATAATATGGCGATGGATAATACTTCTTCCCGGGAGTCGGGAATCGCATCACAATTGCGAATTTACGAGCCGACGTGCGGATGCGCTTCTCGCCGTCCGAACCGTAGGCGCGTCCCATTTTGATCTCAAGATGCCCGAGAGGATCCCGTTCATCAAGAAGCTCCACACATTCAATGTCCTTTTTCGTAAGCGCTGACACGCGTCGCCAGTTGGCGAAAAACACATGATCAATAAGCCCCTTTCGGTTCGCTTTTTCAAACCGGCAGTAGCAAGCGTCCTTATGTCTCACTTGAACGATTTTATCACCGTCGCGGTTAAGGATAATCACCGCGACAGCAAAGAAAAAGTGTTTCATGTCGGTGCATTGCTCGAGGAAGAAGCTTTTCATAGAGTTGCGCATCAAGAAGCTGCATATCTCAGAATCCTCTGTCGGCTTTCCGGTTTCCTTGTCAGTGTACTGCAATCCCGAGCCATAAGCTGTGAGTATATTGAACAGGAGGTTTTGAGAAAGCACTTCGTCAGATCCCACGCTACGGAGGATATCATACGGCATTTCATCCGTAGGCCCGTAAGGCATATACCGCAGCGCCGGATATCCCGGCACCGGCAATCCGTCCTGAACAATAGCGTCCTCGTCGAATATATCGGCGGAGTCGCTCACTTCCGTTCCTACCGAATCGACAGGGACGGTGAATATTTCCGAGACGACACGATTGCGTGCCTCGGTGGTGGTGTCATCTAATGATTTCGTATCCATTGATTTCAAATAAAGTTACGTCACGGAATTCCCTGATAAGCGAGCTTCCGGCAACCACGATACGGTGGTTGCCGTAGCGGAACGAGTGCCCCACGCACACAGCTCCTCGATACTCCAGAATATCACCGGTGGAAAGCTTCCACACCTTTAGGTCGCACGGCTGTCCTGATTCAAGCAGCGTCAACGCGTCTTGCCAGTGAATCATTTTAAAAGGTCGCTTACTCATAAGTCTCATCGAAAGAAAGGTCAAACACTTTGAAGCGGTCAAGGTCGGCGGCGCCTTTTTTCGCGAGACGGTATGTGAACGAGAACTGCGGAGTGAAGTCATCCGCGTTCGAGTCCTTAACCGAACAGTCAGTGACAACAACCTGCTCTCCCTGTGTGCCGTCATCATTCAGGAGGTAGACAGATTTCGAGCGGGCGAAGTCACGCACAAGGCGTTCAGCCCCGAAGCGCAGCACGCCAGTGGAGGCTGTCACCCGGTCGGTCTCTTCAACGGCATACGCCACATATCTGCCATTCACCATCGCCGAGGAGCGAGTGTATTGCGGATCCACCGACACCACACCTGAGCATGAAAGTGTCTCCCAGCATCCGAAATTGTTGCGGAAAATAAAACGGGGGTGGCGCGGAGGGGGCGACAGCAACACACGGAACCTCTGTTTCCGTTCCCCGACAGCCACAGTGTAGTGAACGAGCCGTCCAATCGTCTCATCTGCGAAATTCGACGGTGACACATCAAAAGACAGCACTTTCCCGACAGTCTCTTGGGGGGATCGCGAAGAGAACACTTTCGGCACGACAGCATCTTCATCGGTAAGATACAGCGCTGTAACCGAACATTCTTCCTGAGCATCGATATAGCACGACAGCAGCTCGCAGCACGAGAGATTCGTGTCACGCTCGTCGGTCATCGATGTGAGGAACCTTTTCCGAACCCATTCCGAAGCAGGAAGGGAGAGCGCCACCGCCGATCGGATTACCGGCGCGTCGAACACGATATTGCCGTTTGCCGACACCGTGATCTTTTCAGATGTTTTCGTGTCAAGCACACTATCAAGAATCTCTCCGAATCCATACAGCGGCAGAGAACCCGATGCGAGCGGGCGCAGCGTAGTGTTGAATATCTCTTTGCCGGAGCTGTCAGAGACGGTAATGTCGACCGGATTCTCTGAGGATTCCAGTTGGAACACGTCCAGTTCTGACGAGAAAGCCGGCGAGCCGACAGATGTAATTAGTTTAACAGACATATAACCGCGTGATGCTTAATGTGAAAGCGAAGATACAAGGAAGAGCTCTCCGCAAAAAAGACAGCAACGAGGCATAAGCCTCTCCGGGTCCCATAAATCCCACGGCAGCAATGCGATAACCGGAGGATTTATGGGCGAAATCATGCGAGAATTGCCTGATTTCCTGACCTCGCCGCGCTAACTCCTTAACACAAAGGGGTTAGCGCGGCAAAAAGTTGCGGGCGCTGCCCGCTGTGGCGGAGACCACTCCCGACCGAGCCCTACGCGTTACCCCCTGTTACCACCCTAAAAAAGCGGAATATGCACACATACTTTCAAAAAAAATAGGGGGTACAGAAAAATCCGTACCCCACAACATCGCGGTGGTAACGTCCACCGTGCGCTATAGCCTGCCTTCATCGTTGTAACTGTAATAATCAGCCGAAGGGGTCAATATGATATGGTCCAATACTCGGATGTCAAACAGCTTCAATGCCTCTGCGATGGACTTGGTAAGCGTATCATCCTGGGGGCTTGGTCGCAGTGTTCCGCTCGGATGATTGTGACATAGAAACACTCCCGAACAAAGCGTATCGAGCGCGAGTTTCGCGATGATAGCCACATCCACCACTGTCGCGGCTCTTCCGCCCGAGCTTATCCGCGACCATCCTATAATCTTATTGCCGCGGTCTACGAAAGCGATAAAGAAAGATTCTTTAAATATAATTTCCTCCCCGAACAGCGGCACGAAATACTTCGCCGCGGCGGATGATGATACGATACGTGACGATACTTTGAACAAAGGCGAGCGCGATTTAACGGTGATGCCATATTCGATTGCTCGTTCACTGACAACTGGCACGGTTTCAATATCAAAGAGTGATTTCATAACTATAAAATTTCAAGGTTAGAATAATTCAAGCTGTGTTGCTTCCGCGTAATACTCTGCTTCAAGCTCCATGTAATAGGCTTCACGGCTCTCGCAAGCCTTGGATGTAAGAAGCGTTTCAGCCTTAGCGTAGAACATCGATTCGATAACGGCAAGAGAATATTTCCGACACTCTGACGGAAAGTCGAGAGCGAAAGCGTCAATCAATGACGGTATGATGTCATTCAGGGAATAATCGTTCAATTCTGTCGATGCTTCAAAAACGCGGTTTTCAATTTCGTCGCAAACAATGTCAAATGTCAAATAGAAAGGATTCATAATCTATATCGTGTTAATGTTAATAATTTTAATGCTGTTTCCAAGAGGGTTGAGCTGAAGTTCCTTTACTCGGGCTTTCTTCTGTGGTTCAAGTTCCTCGACTTTTTTTTAATGCTTCTGTCCTTTCGGGAGTAGCCTCGTTCCTTACGTCTGCACCAGGAGTGAAGCTGACACAGAGTCAAGGGTCAGCGGAAATATTGTCACACCGCCGGAATAAATCCAATCAGAGATTTATTTGAAAATATTTACGCTGATTCCACTTGCCCTTTACTCAGGCAAGGAAGCGGAACTAACTTCGCAGATGGAATGGGACGAGACTGAACCCGGGAGGGCGGGACGCAATTAAAACAGGAGCAGGAACGGGCAGAGCGCAGCGATGATGACCCGCAGAAGAAAGCCCGTCGAAAAACAGATGGCAGCCACCTTCACAGGCGGCTGCCATGCCAAAACAGCAGAACTAAAAACAGTAAGATATAGAATGCGCTTATTTCAGAACGAGGAAACCACAGACACCATCGAGGATGAAACAGGGTAAGTCTCGCATCCGATGCAGAGCGTGTCGAACGCGTCGGATCCGTCGGTTCGGAACTCCAGTTTCGACTCGTCGCTTTCAGCGAGCTTCTCGCCGCGTTTGTCCTTGCCGCCGTTGTATACGCCGGCTGACTGCACCGAGATCAGCAGATCCTCGTTATTCTCCCGATTGAACATCGGAATGAGTTTTCCTTGCCCGGCGAACATGCGGTTGATAAGCAGATGTTTCGGCTGCTGACCCATCGGTCTGCCGATATCCTTCAACGTGACAGCCCAGCCGTTAGCCCTGAAAGTGTCATGGATCACCGAGAGGAATGTCACGCCGTCCACCGCATAGCTGCCCTGTTTGGCGGTCGCGTCAAAATAGAACACCACCCTTTTGTTCTTGTGGTGGCGGTAATATTGGCAGAAATCCGCCACCAGCTCACGCAGCTTGCGCTCGTACTTCACATAGAACGATTTCAGCACGAGAAGCCGGTTAGACTTCGGCTGACCGACCACCATCCAGTTGATATTGGTGTTGTAGTCGAAGGCGACGCATAGCGGACGCATCGGATCCACGTCAGCGTCCATCAGCGATGAAGGTTCCTTGATTTTGTCGAACTTATACTCAAGAGAATCGAGGTATGAGAAATTCGTAGCCGAATACTTATGTTTGTCGGTCATCGAGGAATAGAATCCGTCACGCGACAGCCCGATGCGCTTGCACAGGACCGATGTCTGAAACGTGAGCGGAGGGAGGTCGCGTTTGAGCTGTTTGATGAACGCCTCACCCAGCACATGAAGGTTCTCTATCGTCGACACCTCGCGGTAGTCCACCGCCACGGCTCGGAGTTGGCACAAGTCCCGGTGCATGGAGCGCAGATGCTTTCTGATATAAGCGGGCGGCTGCTGCCCCGCAGCGGTAAGCTCCCTGACACGCTTCTCCGCCAGGGCAATCTCGCAGGCGAGCCCGCGTATCACCTGTATCACCTCAGGGTCGCACTTCTCGCGGTAGTCAAGGAACCACGAGCCTTTGCGTGTCACCGGCATATCAGACGAGATAAGCATCGAATGATGGTAGAACCGCTTCCCGAAATAGTTGCGGTTGCCTCGGAGAGCGGGCAACGTCTCATCCTTGAACTGCTCGAAATCAATGAATTTAGCCTCGTCGCAGTCGAGAGCGTCATAGCTCTGCGAGTTAGAGGTACCGGAGCGGTCCTGGGAGATGATGTAGCCGATGGATCCGTTGTAGAACGAGATCACATTCTCGAAATTCTGCACCGGGAATATCGGCTTCGCCCATCCCCATGCTTTCGGCGGTTTTATGCCTATGCACCAATGCTTATTGCGTTGGTACCCCCATTTCTCCCAATGGACGAGCATGGACGGGAGCGTGTTGGTCAACGCGCGTTTGATGTTCGCCGACACGAATCCGGTGATGCTTCCCGGCATGCGCTGAAAGTTGCGCAGGTTCCACAGCGCGTGCACCATTCCCTTTCCGAAGGCGCGCCCCGCCACGAGGATCGTGTCTTTGGCTTGCACGACGGTGGCGATATCACGCTGCACATCGTTAAGATATACCTTCTGTATGTTTTGGAGATCCGTCTGCATTTATGTGAGCAGGTTTATAAAGTGAATCTTCGTCAAAGTCAATCTCTTCATAGTCCACCTCCTTGACATCATCGGTGAAGTAACGCTCTTTCAGCGCCGCGATGCGTTCTTTGATATTAGGTATGCGCTTATAGCCGAGCACATCGGGGTTGTTGGTGAAATCCATCTTCGCCGGAACCACGAGCGACCAGTCCACATCCTGCTGGTCCTCCTTATCAAGCTGCGTGTATTTGGCGTAGCGGTCGAGGATAGCTGTCATCTGGTCAATATCCCCCTTATTGTAAGCGAGTTCCCACAGGAGGTTAAGGCGCTCGAGGAATCTGTAACGGTGGTAATCCTTGGATGTCTTCTGAATGGACCCGAGCAGATACTTGATCACCTTCAGATCCTCGTAAGCCGGCGACTGGCTCACTCCATGATGCTTCTGGATGTAAGCGACTATCTCGCGGTCCTTTTTGTTGGGGAACTGCAGCCAATAGGAATATGCGTCGCGCAGACGGAGCAGCCTGTTGATAGTGACTTCCGGAACACCTTCCGCCCTGAGGCGGTCAACCGAAGTGAACAGGTGTGTCTGAGCTGTGTCGATGATCGATGGTAACGGCATGGTCTATGTGTCTATATTGCATTTTGACAGATAAGCCGCAGCGGCATGGACCGCAGCGGGAGAACCCATTTTAGCGAACTCGATCTCCTGACGGCGTATGAGCAGCGCCGTCTCCGCTTTGGCTCGCATGAAAGCGGCTCCGGCTTCCGAGCCGGGAAATCCCAGTTCGACACGCAGAGCGTCCTCGTCGACCCCGAGAAGCACCGCTATGTCGGCGACAGGCGTGAGTGCGGCGGCGAGGTCTGCGATATATTCAATCTGTTCCTTTGTCAGCGTCATATATCTCCACGGCTTGAGTAATGAGATTATTGAAAGCTTCCCGGCAGTCCTCGACCAGCGACGGGTCGGCAGAGACCACACCTGCCTCAAAGCGGTTGCCTCGTGTCATGTTCTGAGATGTCACGATCACCGCCGATAGTTCGGCACCGTCAGCGATCACCACCTTCGAGTGGTTGTTTCCGACCAAAACACGCGACGCTATCCCTTTCATGAAGGATAGCAGGGTGCGGGTTTTGACCATCGCCCGGGAATCGCACACGAGCGTCACCGACTTGATTTTTCCCGATTGCCGGAGCGAGTGCAGTTTACGCAACGACTCGTCGCCCACCGAGAACGAAGAGACAAGCAGAGAGGCGGCTCCGGTCTGCTCCAACACCCATTCAATCACATCCGAGAGTTGGAAACCGTCGGAGAAGAACACCTGTGTCCTTTTTTGGTCAAAACCGACCAGCGCGAGCCTGCTCATATCTCAATCCCCGCTTCTTTCAATGACAGTCTCGTATCATCGCTGATGTCGGCTCCGGCATCGCGAATCACAGCCACTGAGGCGCGGATCTTCTCGACCGCGAGAGCGCGGCGTTCCGCGTCATCCTCCTTCTCCAGCACCGCGCGGTACTTTGACAGCGTTTTCCGTGCGGCGGCGACGCGGCGTTTAGCCGCATCCGGATCTTCGTCCGTGACGCTTCCGTCAGCGTTGACCGCGAAATTGTCGTAGCGCTGCCAAGCCTTGCGGTATTCCGTGTCGGTGCGGTCAAGAATCTTCAGCAGCTCGTAGCGGTCGCACGGCTGAGCGTCAGCCATCGCCTTCAGGCGGTTGAACAGGAGCGATATCTCGCGTATTCTCACCGTGTTGTCGGCATATATCTGGCGGATGTGCGGAGGGAGCGTGTCATGGTCGGCCCGCTTCCCTTTCGCCACAGTGCCCTGCGGTTTCTCGCAGGAGGTCGAGATGACAGCTTCCGAGATGGTGTCTTCCACCTTAGCCATCACTTTCCGTTCAAGGAGAGCCACATCGGCGGCAGCCATGTTGTCAAGGCGCATCCGCAGGAACTTCCGCAGCTCATACGTGATCTTGGCTCCGTACTTTTTCGGGAAGCGCACGGCGGAATTGTACATGGCGATGTTACGGTTCAGCTTCAGCAGCATCTCCGCTCCGGCTTTAATGTCGCGCGACTCTTCAGGGGTGTTCAGCCACTCCTGAATCGCCGACGTGAGTGCATGGTCTAAATCAGCCATATCTAAATTAATAAATGGGGAGCCATGGCAGCGGCTCCCCGGAACAAAAACCTAATATATAATCACAAAATGAGGTTTCATCGGTCATTCGCCGGCGGCGCCCTCTTCCACGATATCACCGGTGGAGCAATCGATCACGCCGTCCTCGGTGACGAGCTTGCCCGTATAATACGGAGCAGGGCCTATGTCGGTCACTGAAATCTCAAGCGTTGTGCCTGACGCGTCGGTGACGGACATTCCCGAATCCTGTCCGGGCTTGGTGTCGGTCTCGAACATATCATTACCCACGATGCGGTACTTACCGTCGCGCTGCCTTACCACATAGACCAGGTCGTCGGCGTTCGCCATCTGGCAGAACCCTGCAGCTTCCTCATTGTTCCCGGCATACTTGAGAGTGCAGCTCACAAGCATAGTCTTGGATGGCTGTTCGCCCTGAGACGCGGCAGTAAGATTGGAAGCCGATGTCAGGATGTCGATAATGAAAAATTTCTTGTCGGCGGCGAGGACGAAATCGTCCTTGCAGGTGGCGATGGATTTGAGCGAGGCTCCCGCGTCAGAAACGCGTCCGCGCTGCGGGAATTTCACGATGTCATCTTTGGGGATGGCGTACGCCTCCGGGCGCAGCCCCGGGATGACAACATCGCCGGGACATTTGCGCAGAGATTCGTAAAGCGATTTGGCTGAGCAGTCAGTCTTCTTCATAATCATAACAGTTAAAGGTTATTCACCGGCAGCGGCTGCTGCAAGTTTACCCACGAGCATACGTTCCTTCGCGATTGACTCGAACTCAGTTCCGAAGAACATGGTTGCGAAGAAAGTGAGCATCACCACATCGTGCTTCTCGACAACGATGTTCTCTTCCTCGCCCATCTGGTTCACGCCCACGAGCATATTGCTTGAGGTGGTGAGATGGAGGAATTCGGATCCTTTCTTCTGAGCCATGGGAACGAATGTGACATTCTCGAATCCTTCAGGATGGATCTGGCGGTAAGACTGGTTGTAGGAGATGGCTCCTGTTGTGAGCTTGTAGTCATCCATGTAGTCATACCACACCTGGTAAGGCATGAAGAGCTTAAGGTCGCCCTCTTCCATAAGGTGATCGTCCATCGAGCGAAGGAATTCCTTGAGCAATTCGACGGCGTTCTCCTTGGTGATAGCCTCGGAGAAGGTGAAAAGGTTATTCTTTTCAGCCGACAGACCGCCTCCGGCGATTTCGGCGGCGGTGATTGTATCGAAGCCGTTGAAGAGCTTGTCGGTGGTGGTTCCGGCATCGTCACGTTTAGCCGAGAAGATGACTCGGGCGAGATGGTTGCCGAGTTTGCCGGAGAGTATCGAGAGAATGAGGCGGGCGACTTCCACGCTCTTGAGCGCCTCACCCTTGGTGATTGCCGAGCCGAGGACAGTCTTGTAGAACTGGTTGGGGTCGAACTCACGGCGAACAGAACCGAAGAATGTCTTCAGTGTGCGCGGCGAGATGTCGAGGCCCACCTCTTCAGTGCGTTTCGGGTCGTAAGGACCGAACTGCATATCGGCATCGATGTCGTAGATCTTCTCTTCAAATCGTATGCCGGGACGGATGGTGAAGTGCTTGAGTATTTCCGCAACGCGGAGCACCGGAAGGCGCAAGAATTCCTTGCGGAATTTTCTGGCGGAAGTCAGGAAGTCCTGGTCGGTGCATTTTATAGCTATTGATTCAGGCATGGTTACAGGAAATTTTGAATTGATTTATACAAGTCGTTGGCAGTCGGGCGGTCTTCACCGAGGTCTTCGGGAGTCTCGTCGGTAGTGTCGGCAGGCTGAGCCTTCAAGGCGTTCACCTGTTCGTTAAGGCGCGCTATCTCAGCGTCCTTTTCGGCAATGGAATTGTTCAGAGCGCCGATGTGGGCATCAATCTTCGTGATGTCGCCCTCGTTGACGGTGATGTCGCCATTGTCGTCAGCCTCCACCTCGTCGCGTCCAAGCGCAGCGGAGATCGGTTCGGAAAGTGCGATTTTCTTCATTTTTGAATTGTTGTTAGTGGATTCATCGTCACCGTCAGTTTCAGATCCGGAAGCGGTGTCATCGGTGTCATCCCGCGTCTCGTCTGCCGTCTCGGCAGATCCTTTCTTCGACAGGAATGAAGTTTTGATCGAAGTCCATATCGAGGGAGCCGGGCGGAATGCCTCAAGACCGGAAGTGCCGAGCCCGAGAGCGTTGAGTTTTCTTTCCATCGCCTCGTCCACCACAGGCGCGTCGGCTTTACCCCCTTCAGTGATCTCGTCGATGAGACCCAGGGCGAGCGCGTCCTCGGCGGTGATCCATTCACCCGCCTTGAGCACATCCATCAGCTCCGACACCTTGCGTCCGCTGCGGTCAGCGTAAAGCCGAGCGAGCGTGATGTCGATTTTGTCGTTTTCCCGCTTGTTTTTGGTGAGCTTGTCAATAAGGTCCTGCATCTCGTCGGCATTGTAGTAGCCCCACTCGTCGATATAGTTTGAGCACTTGTGGATCATTATCACGGCATATCGCGACATGCAGATCTTCTTGGCGCCCATCGCTATTACCGTCGCGGCGGAGGCGGTCATTCCGGTGATGTAAACAGTCACATCTCCATGGTCGATGAACTGCTGGCGGATGTCGAGACCGTGGTCGAGGTCACCGCCGAGCGACGAGATGTTGACATTGACAGGCTTCCCCTTGTATTTGGCAAGGATGGAACGGACATATTGCTTTGAATATCCCCACACGCCTATTGAATAGTCTAAAACTAACTGGTAATCCATTGTAATCGGTTGATAATGCACAAACTTACCGCCCGCGTGTGGATAAAAAAAAGACAGCCCCGCATCGCTGCGGAACTGTACTTACGCGAATAAAAAAATGTAAAAATGTGTACCTATATGGTTGTTACTTTACGCACCAGAGCGGTCCTGACACGGGGTCGAAGAAGATGGGATATCCCAGCGCTGTCATGACCTCGGTGACTTCATTGACCGTGAGCTCCGCCGAAGCCGACACCATGTTGCGGATTCCGGCAGAGGTTATGGTGCCCGTCTCATCGGATGCTTCGGAAGCGGGCAGGGAGTTGCGGAGGCATTCGGCGAGCACTCCCACGCTCGATGGGAGCTTCCCTTCAGCCACCATTGATTTGAGCTCGTTGATACGCCCTTGATGGGTTGTTGCAGTCAGCTTGATCATAGCTCGCCTCCTTTCCGTGCTTGGGTTGATGAACTTGCCGCGATGGCGGCGGTGACTCCGATAAGCGCCGCGATGCAGCATGCTATATCGCGGTTGGTCAGCGCGAAGATCCATGCGGCGACCACGCAAGCTGTAGCCGTGACTGTGGAGATTTTCTGTACTACAGCCGGTGATACGGCTGTGAATTTTGGAAGGATTGTTTTAGCGGAGCTCCTTCCGGCTCCGATTGCCAATGCTTTCATTTGGAAGACATTTTAAATGAAACAATACGGTTTATTCACGACGGGAAACAAAAAAAGTTCCGCTCCCCGTTGTCTTCCACCTGAATCAGGCAGCGGGCGCATTAACGCACCGCACGGGACGGAACTATGAGTATGGCGAACGCCGAGGCATAAAAAATGCCGGCTTTCAGCAGTCGGCGACACGGTCGCCTGATTCAAATGGAAGACATTGCAAAGGTAATGAGATTTTTTCATTGTGCAATTAAATTGAGGAAATATTTTTTCTCGCCGAGACAAAAAACGGCCGGCGGTTCCGTTGCACAAAAAAACGCAAGAATCTCAAAACTTACGAAAAGAACCGTCGGCCGAATATCGGTTTCGCCCCGCTGACGGGAGCGTATATCCCATAAAAGAATAAACTCTTGAGTTTTTTTGTGCGTAACAAAGGTACGGCGGCGGTTCTTAACAACAAAAAAAAAACATTAATAAAAGTTAATAAAAAAATTAAAACCACACTCCCACAAATTGCCACAGGCAATAAAAAATCCCCTACCGTGGATGGCAGGGGAGCGTCCGGCCTTTAACGGACTGGTCAAATTAAACAAGGCAATATCATATCGAGTCGGCCGCCCTGCGTATGCGGTCCGACAAGTCGCACAGCGCGCCTTTCAGTTGCATGGCTTCATCCGGAGAAAATCCGCCCTGCCCTCCGTTGCCATCTATACCGTCAAGTTTGTGGTAGAGCCATGAACTCGATTTGCCAAAATAGGTTCTGGCGATTTCACGCCACGATATCGCAACAAGAATATCGGACATTTTCTGCTTCACGTCAGTAATCATGCTTTTCTGTTGAATTATAGTCTCCATAATTGTATTGTTTTAACGCATCCGCCCTTATAAGAGCGGATGCTTGGTTTGTCAAGGCAGGTCTGTCAGCTCGTCAACAATTTGTTGAATGTAGTAAAGAAGCTGCGGATATCCATTCGGGAAACTTTTACGGTAGTTTCTGATGGCTCTGATTAGCTCCTCCTCTTTTTCATTGAGCCTGATTCTTTCTTTTCGTTTTCTCATTTGTATTCCTTGTTTAATTTGACAACACAAATATACTACGAATTTTCGTATTAAACAAATTAAAATGGTATATTTCTCACTATTTCTGTGATTTTTTTTCAAAAAAACCGAGGCAGCCAAAGCGAACTCACGGGCGTTCCTCTCCCCGGCAGAAAATGCACAGCGGTTACAGACTATGATATGAAATTAAAAAAAAATTTCCTTTTCAATGAAGATTTTCTATAAATATTTTGTTATATAAAATATATTTTATATCTTTACAATGTAAAACAAAACAACAAAGAAAGGAGGTGTAAAGATGAAATGAACGAAAAAGAAAGGTTGATTTTCCGAGTCCTCGACTTACTGGAAATAATCAAGACAAAGAAAAATCAACCCATCATCAATCAAATCAGAGGTTATTTATTTAACTTCCTAAAAGATTAAAAAACAGCCCCCGGGTGAGAGACGGGGGCAAATTTACAAATAATTATGGAGAAAGAGGAACTTACATTTGAACAATTTTGCGATCCGGCATACCGCCGCGCCAAGCAGATAGAGGTGAAGTCGGAAGCCGCATGGGTGGCGTTCATGGAAACGAAAGGCGTTATAAACACATCAGGCATTGCCCGCGAATATTTCAAAAGAAGCCCGGCATGGATGACACAGCGCATCAACGGCAACACCGTGTTCGGAAAAACAGCACGGTTCCGAGAAGCGGAGTACCATCAGCTTGCCGAGGCGTTCCGCGACATAGCCAAGCGTCTCATCGCCCATGCCGACGAGATCGACGCTGCCGCCATGGAGGAGATTGACGACTGAATCTAAATCACAACGGAAAAACAGAGAGGGGGAACATAGCAATGTTTCCCCTCTCTTGGCTGTGGAAGTTACGGAATATCCTTCTGAACGAAAGTAATAGCACAAAGATAATGAATAAATGCGTAAAACCACACTAAAACAATCGGAAAAACAACTGGGATGCTCACGCACCCCAGCAGCCATGTAGATTATAATCCTCTCAGTAAATAAATACTAATCACCACAAAAGTAGTCATTTTTGACCATTGCGGCAATATAAAACCCAAAAACAGTCTTTATATTAACCTATATTTACCATTCAAATAACATTGGTCATGATTCCTTCAGCTCAAGTATTCCGTGAGTAGAGGTGTACTGCACTGTCAGGGTCACCGCCGACGACTCGGAAGGCTTAGACGGGAAAGCCTCGTCGGTGTCAGTGATGGGATATGGCGCGTCAAACGTGCCTATGAGCAGCCGGCTCCCGGAAGCGGTGGTGATGATATAGCACACCGGGGTTCCTGACAGCGAGTTGACCACACGCGTGAGCTTCGCCGTGAGGGTGACGGTGTGGACCTTCGTGCGGTCGACAGTCTTTGTCACGTCGTGAGCTTCGGCAGGTGCCACCAGCGGCAGCTCTTCTCCGAGGATCGCCGCTCCGTAGGCTCCATATCCGGGCACGATGACAAGCCGGGCAAGCGCGGCAGGATCGACAGCCTCGAGGCGGATTATGTTTTTTAATATCTGTGTCATGTTGTGCGTGGTCGTTTGCGGTTGAGCGGAAGCGTTCAGCGTTTCCGAAAAATCGCATGGGTCGTGGTAATTAATTGTTGAACTTTTTTATGTTTATCCCCTTCTGCGCATATTGCCGTCGCAACCGGTAGAAGCATTGGCGCACTGTCTCGACAGAATCGATGTCGATCCCCTTTGACTCGCACCAAGCAGCTATCAGGGCGTTGACCCCGACGGAAGATTCCTGCAATGGCGACACCTCGCTCCAGAGCGAGCGGAGGAAAAGGTCGCGGATTGCTTCGCGGATCGCATCCTGGCCTTTCCGTCCGAGGTGGTTATAGGTTTCCGGTGGCTTCGCCGTGGAGTCGGGAAGCACGATGGCGACCTTGCCTTCGCGGTTGGTGTCGGGAAGGCATCCGGGAGGAGTTTTGATGGTGAAAGCCCGCAGGACGGCGTTCTCATTTGAGCGTGACGGGAACCTGACCGGATCGCCTAAAGTGGAGGTCAGCCACTGGCGGAGATGCTTTTCAAGGCGTACATATACAACAAAATCACTCATATACAACTGGTTATATAGCAAAGTTAAAGAATCGCCGCGACCTCTAAAAAAAATTATAGAAAAAAATATGGGAGACCGGGGGAGGTCTACAAAGTCTACAACGTCAACACCTTTGTAACCATCTATATTTCAATGCTTTGAAAAACAGCATCGTTGTAGACTTTGTAGTTTTTAGCCCTATTTTGTAGTCTGCGTAACAGGTTTGTAATAATTGTTGACACTTGTAGACTTTTGTAGACTGAAAAATTACACCTTAATTGCTTGATTATTAAGATTGTTGACAATGTTGACAATGTAGACTGAAACCAGCATATAGGACTGAATGCAAGAAAAATTTCAAAAGGCTGTCATCATCCCCGGAAACCGGTCATAAAACAAGAAGAGCCACCTCAAAAGAGATGGCTCTACAGTGACTACAACGCAAGACTACGCAAGACGCTCTTTAATCCCCTCGTACATTTCTGACGTGGAAGGATTGAACAATATTTTTGATGAGTACAATGATATCGACCGATGTATAGACGAGGCTCTTCGTCTCAATAAAATTCCTATTTCGTGATATGACATTTTGGAATAACTCCATAAAAAGAATACGAACGCCTGTCGTGCCACAACGCATCCTCTTTGGTATTTGTTGAAAATATCATCAGGAGTCACCCCGTATGCTGCACACACTGCATTCAGCACCCGCTGCTCCTGTTTCATATCTCCTCCATTTCATCTATTTCATACTCCCAATTCAGAGCATCAGCCTCGGAGATGTTACATCCGAGCCAATCAAGTGCTTCAGGATGGTGGAGTTCCCCATCGCTAATCTCCCCGTTATGGTTATCGTATAGGTCGCAAAGTTGATTGTAAACTTCCTCTGATACCTCTCGCTCAAGCCACACATCATAGGTGCATGTAATTCTTATTGTTATATTCTTTTTCATAAGCATTCATCGGTTAAAACAATGCCGGACACGGATTCAGCCGGTCTTTCCTCAGACTGTCGAGCGAACTTTTGAGCTGCCGGATTTCGCCGTCGATCTCTTTCTTCCTCTCCAGTGCCGCGTTCATGCTGTTGAGCAATTCAATTTCACGGTCATTACGTTCCTGCTGGCGCTTGAGCGAATTGGTGAAATGATTATACAGCGTTTCGTAGCATTCACGGCGGTAATTTACGATATTCTCCTGCGCTTCCTCCTTGACGTTCTTCGGGTTGATGGTAAACAGCCACCCATAGACGTACATGAGTGGCAAGCATACCATCTCATACTGTTTCCCATCTGTCCCAGTTGTTACGCTCAGCATAACAACTGAAGCCAAAGTCGCATCTTCTTTCAGCTTTGAAAACTGCGAAGCAAATGCAACTCCGATCGCTTGGCAGATCGGTTTGATAGGCACATATATGTTGCCGTTCTCTTCCACTGTGACGATGTCAATTCCATTGACGATCGAGATTTTTCTTTCGTTCATGATTATGGTTTAATTCGTTGTAGTTTTTATTTCTGTTATATAAGGGTAAATTCCCCAAAATGTAGATTTGTAAAATCCGTCAATAGTCACTGTGTATGTAGAGTCAGGCTTGAAGTTTGAGGCTTCAGGACACGCCCATAGCCCGCTGGGCACTGCATAGAATGCCCCTTTGTCGGTGGTGATAAGCCAATAAATTTCAGTAGAAAAGTGTTTTTCATTACCATGCGTCTCAACCATCTTCTCTACACCTGTTACCTTGATAGTCTCGATGTGTTTATGAACTCGCTCACATCCGCAGAATGCAAGAAGCAACGCGACTGTAGCCGTTATGATTTATGATATTCATTGTCATAACAGATTTTTTTCTTAGTTGAAATTAGGAGGTTCCGGAAGAAGCAGCCATGCCTTTGATTTGTTAATAAAATATGTCATTTCCGCACTCGTATGAGGGAATCCGTCAGGTCCCAAAAATAAGGTTCTTTTCGCCGAGTGCCTTAACCATCGTTTGTCTGACATCGGATACCATACCATCATTTTTGTATCATCAATAATTTCGGCAAATGGAACCTTGTCATTTTTCGCTCTGGTTTTAGATTCCGGAACCTCAGGGTTTTCGATCGCCCATTTTACTCCCTTTAGCAGCGTCGCCTGAAATATCAATTTGCTCATAGGATCGTCAGGACCTTCATACTCTCGGAGTGCCATTTCTTCCCAGGCTCTCGTCTCTTTTTTATTAGAAATCTGTTTTTGATCAGCCCATTCGGCTCCGATAAGAAATGTGATTTTTGCAACTATACCCGCTTCTCCATTTAGAGATTCAAACTCTTTTTCAGATGCTTCCAAAATTTGTTTTTTTCTTTGTTCACTCATTTTGTTTATGTTTTTAGGGTTAATATTGTTATTTATTGGTTGAATTCATAAGTCCGATAGTTGAGAATGTGTTGTCGTCGGCATACAAGGAAATGTAGAATGGCTGCGGTTTAAAGAACGCCGGATTAACGCCATTTGATTCTTGGATCTGTGTGCCCATCGGACATTGATCACGCCGGGAACATCGACGCATGAACTGGCACTTTCCCGCGCGAGCTGCCCGCACGTTCCATTCCCGGTAATTGATGCCGTCGCCGCTGTATGGCTTCGGACCAACTCCGCATTCGTCCATGAAACTGTCAAGGCGGTCGCAAGTCATATCTCCAAGCGAGGTGAAATTCTCTCTTTACGGATGTATTCCACACGTTTGATTTCAGCGTCAACCCTGCGTTCCGCATCCTTCGCGTTTTGCAGAGCAGTGCGGTCAGTACCTTTCGACAAAGAGTATTCACGCTGACACCGCCGCATGATTACGACGAGATTGAAAAATTCTTCTGCTGTCATAGATTTAATAAGGCGTTTGTTTATCAGTGATGTCTATATTGGTTATGTCAGGCTCGTCATCAGCCTCTGTCGAGACTTCAAGATTTATCTCAAAAGCCTTGGCAAGCTCCTCGTAGTCGAACGCCATAGCCCAGTCTACGCGGGAGGTGCGTTTTACGCTCGTCTGACCCGATGCCGATGTGTATGTTCCGAGGGCTTCCTTGTCATTCGACAGATTCTTGAATCTGACGGCAGGCTTAATGCCGAGGTAGCTTGTCGAGTGCTCGAGATAATGGCGCAATGAGCTTACCGGAACCGTGCAGTCGTCAGCCTGTTTACCTTTGATTTTGTAAAGCATGAACACGCGTTTCGTGCATAGGTACAATATCTTTTTCGGAGCCTTGAACCGGATTGGGTGAGCAGCACCCTTGGGTTTGAACTCGGTTTCGTAGACGATTCTGTAATCGGATTCATTGAAGATGTCGCCGTTCTGATGAAGGAAGTCAACCGTACGCCAGAATCCTGCGGTTTCGTTTGACGACTTGCATTCGCCGTTCTGCCGGAGAATGCCGTCAACGCATATCTCAAGCATCTGCCGGTAATCAAAGCCGAGGTCGATCACACCCTCGAGGGTGCGGAAAGCCGCAAGCGGTATAGCCCAGTTCCGGAGGATGCGGTCTTCGACCGGCGTTCCTGCCGTTGCTTCGATGATATCGCTCCATGCCGATGCATAACATCCCTTGAATTCTTCCTCGAATTTCACACGGTGCTTCAGCAACTGGACGGTTATGTGGGTGCATCCGGAATCGCGCAACGCCGACAAGCGGTCGAATCCCGCTTTCTCTTCCGGAGAGAATGTGGTTTTGTTGAAGGTCAGGAATATGGTGCGGGCAAGAATCGCGATGTCAATGGTAGGCATCTCCTGCCCGGAGAGTATCACTCCGCAATCTACCGCCGTCATCTCCTTTTTCTTGTCACGGTCCATATTCATGCGGCTTCTTCCAACACCGTCATATATCATCTTCAGCATCTCGCGGCGCTCAAGGTCGATGGTGTTCTTGTACTCATCAATGTGGACGAGCACGTTTGACACTTGGGCGAGGAGGGCGGCAAGACCCGCCACTGTCGTCTGGGTCAAGTTGGTTCCTTTGTTGCGAGGGACAAAGAAAGACATGAGGAATTCCCCGAAAGAGGATTTGCCGGAACCCTTTTCGCCGAAAAGGTTGAGAATTGGAAATTTCTCTGTGTGTTTGACGACTACATCCTTGAAAAGTGTGGCGAGATAGTAACCTATGCCTATGCGTGAATTGTTGCCGAACACATTGTATAAGAGGTCAGAATATTCCCTGAGAGAGATCGCATTTGATGACGGGAGGTGTATGAACCGGCGCTCGAACTGGAAGAGTCCTCGTTCGTTGGCGTAAAGCACCGAGGATGAAGGCAGATAGTAGCATCCCTTTTCGGGGATATCCACAATTCCATACTGGTCAGGTTCGATCCACCGCCCGCAGTCCAACACGCCGTTGCCGAATGCGAAGAACTCTTTCCGCTGCCATCCGAGCTGCGTGATCTCGTTAGCCGGTCTCACGGCTTCATACAGCAGCCCTTTAAGAAGGTCGAGTTGGGCTTCTTTGGCTTTCCACCGGAAGTTGCCTTCGTTCTCGGTGCGGATTTTGAATCGTTGAAGCGAAACAAGATCTTCCTGCTTCATCTCGATAATGGCTTCCTGGTTGCAGTCATTTATCATCTTGAACAGGCGCTTCGAGCTGATGGGGTCTTTCACGTGGATGAGCGGACGCATCACGAAGTTGCTCCATTCGCACTCCTGGGCGTCGTTTCCCAACGCCATGTAACGGTTGCCACGTTCAAAGAATCCATATTTCTGATACAGGGCTTGGTCTATGACCTTGTCCTGACCTTTCTTTTTCTTATCGCCGCTTCCATGGGTCACTGCGTTGACCGTGCCGTTTAAGATAGAGACAGGAATTTCAAATACCTTTGCCACCTTGGCGGACAGCATTTTCAAAGAAAGCGTGTCATCGACCATAGAAAGCAGCTCAGCGACATTTTTTATAGTCACGGATTTCTCGGATGTGGTCGCCTCCGGGTCATAGGTTTTGCTTGCGTACCAAGGTATGAAGTCGACCTCTTCAAGTTGGTCGAGATCTGAAACGGAATTAATGTAGCTGTCAGGATCCTGCTTACCCTCGCCGTCTGGAATTTCCTTGACGGTGACAGAAAACCCCTCCTTGACAGCGGCGATGCCATTGCGTATGACCGCGTTGATTCCGGCACCGTGACGTTCGCCGTTCTTCGGCGGATCTTTGTCCGGGATGAAGCAAAGCCGTCCTCCAATGCGACGCAACTGAGAAAACAATTCTGGAGTCCACGCGGTGCCAAGCGGAGCGACAGTGTTGTATATGCCTAACGACTGAAGCTTCATGACATCCGGACCGCCCTCGACAAGATACATCACCTCTTTGCTTTTGGCATGGCGTTTGGCGTTGTGGATTCCGAACAATGATTTCGACTTCGAGTAAACAGGCGTGTCCTTAGTGTTCACATATTTGTTACTGTCGTCGGTGAGTGTCCTGGCGGTGAATCCTATGACTTCACCCGCGCTCTTCCTGATAGGAATGACGACTCTGTCCCAGAGAGCGTCGTATGGCTTTCCGGTCTTTTCAGACACGCCAACAAGACCGGCTTTGATCATGATTTCACGCGAGAACCCTTTGGATTCGAGATGAGCCATCAGTTCTCCACGTCCCGGCGCGAATCCGATGTCTTCCGACTTCACCCAGTTCTCGCCCCATCGTTTCACTGCGTATCCGTAAGCAAATTTCGCCTGGTTGTCTTTTGCCGATATCCGCGACGCATAGAATTTCATCGCGGCTTTGTTTGCCGCCAAAATGGACTCTTTCATGTCGGCGAGTTCTTTCTCCTCGTCAGTCTGCGGTTTCCATTCTTCCTTAATGTCGATGGAGTATTTTTTAGCCAGATACCTGCAAGCTTCCGGAAATGACATTCCTTGAATGTCTACGAGGAAGGAGATCGCGTCGCCGTGAACATGACAAGAGAAGCAGTGGTATGTGTTTCTTCCCGGGTCGACAATGAAAGATGGTGTCCTTTCGCTGTGAACCGGGCAACAGCATTTATAACGACTCCTTTCCCTGATAAGATCGGGAATGAAGTCTTGAACCACTTCTTCGATTTTCGCTCGGTCGAGAATCGCTTCTTTGTCAGTTTGGGTTATCATTACAAAACATGGATATGATTTGGGTTGTCGAAATATTCAGGCGCGCCTTTATGTTGGCTATATGACGTGTGACTGTGTACGGAGATATGAATAATTCTTCCGCAATCTCTACACGGCTCTTTCCGGTGGCTAACATTGTGGCAACCTGCACCTCTCTTTCTGAGAGTTTGCTGTCTTTTTTTGGCATGCACACAATGCCTTCTAATGAGCATTCGCCTCGGAGCGGACAGCGGACGCGTTCAAAATTAAAACCTTTCTTCTGTATGTAATCCTTTGACAAGCCGTCATACTCACCGAAGTTGCATTTTATGAAGCGCGCCACCATCAGGAATCTTTGGTAAGGGCGGTTCACCTCGCTTCTCTTGTATGTCTCAAGCAATCCCTTTGCGGCATCCGGAAAAATATCCTCGATGATCGACCATAGTTCATTGGTCAGATCGGTACAGCTCGTATCGAACTTTTTAGAGACACCGTTTTCTTCCATGTATATGGATCCGTCAGGGCTGGTGTAGAATTCAATATCATCTTTCATGACTCGAGCTTTGATAGAGACTCCTTCAGGAGCATTGCGTTGATATCTAATTTTTTCATAGCGGAAATCAATCTGATCAGGAACTCGCATTCAGCGATTGAGAATGTCAAGGTTTTCCTTTTATAGAGGAATGTGTTTGGAGTCATCGATGCTCCGGCGCAGAATGATGCCAAGACAGGAGTCTTTTCCCATTTTGATAATGAATTGTAATGGCCGATAGCAACCAAATTCCTTTGTTTTTCGTCCATAAACTTGTTTTATTTTTGGATATTTCGTAATTTCGTAATGCAAACATACAAATAAATATGGTAAATACACATTTATTTGATTGTTTTTTTTAGAAAACCGATTGCTTTAACTATTATAAATAAATATTAATCACTAAATTCAATTCAACAAATCATGTATAACCCTCAGATTATTATCGACTTACTTGCCGAAAGAGGCATCAAGAACACTGAGCTTAACGAGTATCTTGGTTATGACAAAAACGCATATATTAAACAGGTTATCGGAGCAGATATTCGTGTTTCAAAGCTCGAAAAAATAGCTGATTTTTTTGGAGTTTCAATTGATACATTTTTCAATAGGACACAGAGTAAAAGTAACGGATCCAGCGTTCACATCTCTCAAACACGGAGAAGCAGCATATCTGTTTCTCAGGGATGTGGAGATACAGAATCCCTTAACCGGCTTATTGCTGAAAAGGACAAACGTATTGGGACTTTAGAAGAAATGGTCTCAATTTTGAAAGATCAAATTGAGCTGCTGAGAGTAGACAAAAAATAGACAAATAACCCTGCGGCAACTGATGTAATTCGCTATAGAACAGTAGTATTTCAATGGGTTACGAACGAAATACGCTCCCTCTCTCTCCGCCAATAAACGCTGAAAATCAGCAAATTGCAAAATAAACGCCCAATTTTACACCCCCAATAATGTAAAGGTGGGTGTTTTTGTATTATTTAAGAACAATGCAGAACCCCTGCGATGTTTGATGAAATCAAAACATCGCCATACACTCTATGAGGTTGGCGATGTGTCAGAGGGACTTATTGTAATTCTAAATTCCTCCTAACCCGTTTTAACAGT